GTTCAATATAATAATCCCATACAATGGATTCGACAGCACCCCATCCAATTGGAGGAATTGGCTTACAGCCAGGACCGATTAAAGCTATTTTCATTACAAAGAATAAGAGAATAGGTTTAATTAAATTTCATCTTAAAACCCGGGCTCATTGACAAAAACAGGTGTCTTCATGTCGACTGTTTTCAAATATTCTGTTTTGAGATACAAAAGAGTAATCAGGATAACGGTGACCAAGAAACTGTCTCGCAACAGGTTGGGTTTCTCTGTCTCGTATTTGAGTTTCTCCAGAATAAGCTTGACCACAAAAAACATACCTCCTGCGATGAGTCCAAGATAGATTTCCTCCATTACACTTGAAGGGAAGAAAAAAAGTCGACATCAAACGATTTACAGTTCAACGATGCCTAAATCCAAGGTATCGCTCTTGTCCATGTCGTCGAAACAGAGAGCTTGGATAGGAATGTCTTCCCCTATTTTAAAATCGTCATGTGATTCCAAGGGGGGAAGGTCAAATGTTTCTACCTCTGGATTAAAAGAGAGTTTGGGTTTAGGTTCCTCGATAGGAATGATCTCTGTCTTCAATACCGGAGTTGGTTCAGGCACAGGGCATACGGGCTCCTCTACAGGCTTCTCTATAGGCTTCTCCACGGGCTTATCTTGTGGCTTCTCTACAGGCTTCTCTGGTTTCTCAGGTTTGGCGTCAGGCTCCTTTGTAATGTATTCTGTCGACTCATCAATATATTGACGGAGCAGAGCCTCGATGGGAATACGGTCTCGAATCGTATTCATGATGCAGATCTGGACCAAGAGCTCAAACTCGCGCGTCCGCTTTTGCTTCTCAAGTCCGGATACTTCGAGTTCAAAGAGATAAATGGAAGAATATAGCTTTCGAGCCACGTTGGTATAGACTTGGTGAACGAACAATCCAAAATCAGGAATGTCAATGTTGAGTTTCTTGGTCTCGGAACCCACCCGAACACAACTCAAAATCTTCATCTGGATAATGTGCACACACACCACCAAATCTTCCAAATAGGCACAGTTACACATCTTGACAATTCGTTCCTTCTCCAAGTCAATCGTCTGTTGGTTCCACTTGGGAATGCGCGTTAACAGGTTCTGAAAGGTCATCAAATACTTCTCGGGTTCTTCATTCGTATCACACAGCTGAACCGACTCGTTAAAGATGGAACGAAACCCGTCCATGATATGCGGGGTCACGTAATTCATGAGCAGAATAGACCATTCGTTTTTGGATTCCTGTAATATATTTGACGTTGTATCATCCATATATAGATTTAGATAAAGAAAACGCATTTTCTAAACGAATTTCTAAACAAAAAGGGTCGGTTCAAACTGTTTCAGGATAAAAAAGAGTATCATCTTCTCGTGTTTCACCTTTTTACATAATTCTTCGTAAAAGAATGTAAATTCATGTAAGGCGCCATTTTTTGTATAATGCTGTAACAATCGGTCACCATGTATCCCGTTTTTATAGAGTAGTTCGATGAACTCTAGCCCGCCTTGTTCTTTCCATAGGGTATACTCGGGCGGTAACTCGGGCAACGGAGACACGTTCATCTTTCCGGAAAAATACACATGGACAAAACGCGAACAAATGGGGTTCAATAACTTATCCTTGTAAGACGTCACAATAAAGAAACGATTCTTGTTGCTGTATATTTCAATACAACGACGCAACGAATACTGCGCATCAATCGTGAGATTTTCCGCATCATACAAAATGATACTCTTAAAAAGATGTGGATGAATACACTGTTGCTTGACGAATTCTTTAATGTCATCTCGTATCATCTTAATCCCTTTGCACATGGAACATTCAATAAACATACAGTATTGCTGTTTCTCTTCGGGTGTATAAATCTCATTCAGAAATTGCTGTAATGCCTTTCGTTTCCCAGAATGGACATCGCCATGAAGCAACAAATGAGGTAGGTTACGTGACGTCCGATACGTCTCCAGTAAAGAACTTATCATTTCCATCTAAACTACCTTTCATTATTTCTCTATATGATATAATGAAACGAAGAGAGATTACCCTCTTTAACCAAACCGTGCCAAACGAGGCGATACAAAAGGCATTAGAGGCTTGTTATGAAAACATTGCCTTTTCAACCTTTCCCTATCACTCTTATCGTCTAACTCTGTCCTCGCATACGTTGGACAAATACCATTCTGGAAACTGTATAGCGATGACGACTTTTCTCAAACGATACCTACTTTCCAATTACAAGATACGGTCTTTCATCGTGCCCGCAAGTGTCCCTAACATCTTTCGAGTGGAGGGAACTCCGGATATCTGTCATGTCTCGCTGCTTGTTCCCTTAACCGAGACAAGCTATTACATCCTGGACCCAGCCTTTTACTTTTTAGGTCCGATGTATGTGGACCAGGTAAAAGCCGAACCCTATTCGGTCGATAGCATGAACATCCATAAACAGAACCACGAAACCATTATTGGACAATACGACGGACAACGTTGTCTCTGTTTTTTTGAAGAGAGTCCATCCGATACATGGGGATACGAGACCTATGAAGTTATAAACCCAGACGAAAGCATCGGTATTCATTTCCTAACGCATAAACCCGAACCCTTTCTGTGTAAAACAACCATGGCCGGCGGCGTTCCTTACAAAGATTATCATCTGAAGATGGAAGATGGTCAACTCGTATTCATTGAGGACCACGCCGAGGTCTATAGAGGATTGCCCGACCAATTGCCTGAACGTTTGCATGAAGTCGTGGAACAACTCTTGTTCAAATACTTGAGGCCTTTACGATAAAGATATAAACGGGATTTGTGTATTTGTTTCATGGAATGCGCAATATGTTTTGAGAAGTTTTTTTCACCCAAATCGGAAGAAGAATTTGTAACATGGCTAAAGGATAAAAAGGTTAACCGTGTTGAAGGTAATATGTTTAATTTACTTGTTACATCCAAGCATAATAACAATCATACATGTTGTATAGAAAATTGTCATTGTGTTATTTGTGGTGAGTGTTGGGATAAAATAACGAAACAAAAAAATGATGGTCCATCGCAATACTTTAGGTGTCCCTATTGTAGGAATATAGATTGGAAAGATTACATGAATAATGTTTTTGATGAATTACAAATAAAGGTATTGGGAAAGGATGACTATTTTAAAGTAATGTATAAATTAATCATGCGTTCAGATAATTCGTTTATTGGACCTGATGATTATTGATAATTTACTCCCCGCCAAACATCTGGTCAAATACCATACCCCCGGCATTGGACAAGAACCCAAAGAAGAAATATTGGATAAACGGAAGACATCCAATCAAGCAGAGCAGGATACCTAAATATTGCATAGGCTGAATGTCCTCAAACAGCTTAGTTCCCTTCTTGTTATACGCCACAATCAGGTAATACCCCAACCCAAAAAAGGTGAGACAAATCAGACCAACCAAGGCCATGGACGCCAGCGCGCCCAACACGCCGCTAAACACGGAGAAAAACATGAAACTGGATAGGCCTGAATTGGATGTAGATTTCATGTAGATTATACAAATATTTTATTTATCATGGCAACCAGCATGAAGAGGATGCCGCCCCATATACTGTCGATAAAAACAAGAGAAATGGGCCAGTCCCTCAGAATGGCATAATTGGTGGTTTCGTAAATGAGATAGACCAGGAACCCCAAAAAGAATGCTTCCCTTATCGTATGGTTTTTGACTATAATAAAATAGACCAATAAAGTCGTCATGGCCAGGTAGCAGACTAGGGCCGAACTGTAACGTATGGCCAGCGGTTTACGTTGTAGTTTTTCAATGGTTTCATTCATGAATCTATACATCAAGCTAAAGTAGATGGTATCCAGGACCACAAACGATACAATCGTCACAATAAACGCGGTAAATAAGGTCGTCTTCGTTTGCATGTATACTATCTATATATATTTTATTTAAGCCACACTTCCAATGGGTTGTGTGTATGGATTACTCTTGAATGCTTTCAAGAGGTCGAACGTGGGGTCCTGATTGGCGATGCGGTATTGCTGAGGTTCGCTCGTTGAGGTTCCTAAAAACTGTGTATCTGGCACCGAGGCGGCTCGCCCCATCTGTCGATAATCGTTTTCCACCACACGGTTCGAACTGGTGTAATTGGTTTCCACGTTCAATTGTTTGGCATTTCCCAAGGGGAATCGATTGGTGACATCACGCACTGTATTGCGTTGGTTGTATTCCGCGTCATACGATTTGTTCTTTTGTTTTCCCTTGGGTTGACCAAACACCTCGCCCTGTGTAGATTGTCGCTGGGTCGCTTCAATATACGGGTTGGCCACCTGATACCCGGTCGTGCCTTGTTGGCGGTTTGTATGGAGGTAGTTTAATCCAATCTTCTCCACGTCCATCTCTCGGTGCGTGGTGACCAGTTGTTCATGTGGATTAAACACCAAAGGTTTCGCGCCTCCCTTGAGATTGCTCTGATACGTCTGGTCAATGGTATTCATTTTTTTACTGTAACGTAACGTTTTGACAATCGGGTCTACGACGTTGGCCATAAACATACCTCCAACCGTTCCGTAATACTCTTCTTGACTGTCTCGACTGTTGGTATAGGAGGTATAACTTTCTTTTCCGTAATTTTGCTGAGTCGTGGGAAATTGTCCTTGAGGTGCAAGGTTCAGAGGGTCTGCGCCAGAATAGGATTGTTTGTGGACGGTTCCCTCTTGTCCCTTGTTTGCATAACCCATTTCCTCGCCCAACTTCACGCCATAATATTCAAACGTCGTGCTTTCGCGTTCTTCTTTGGTCAACATCTCAATGGGTTTGTTGCGAGGACGCTCGATACCACCCGCAATACCTGCGCTTTCTACCCCATGATAGGCACGGAAGGTTTCAGGCGTTTTCTTGATAAACTTACCCATTTGTTCTTGAGAAGTGGCAATTTGTTTTGGGTCATAGGCAGGGGCTTGATAGTTATTCTCATAATTGGACTTGGGATTGGTTGCCACGCGTAATTCATCAACCGTCTTGGGTCGCTGTTGCTCGTTGAGCCCCCAATTAAACCCATTGTTTCCCTTTTGGTCTTTGATTTCCTGCCAAGGCTTGTCGTTTGCATGTCTTGACGACTCTTGCACACGAGACTGATAAAAGTCATTTTGATTCTGATTTCCAAACACGGCCGTCACCTTCTCCGTTGGCTTAAAAAAAGACGAGATTTCTTTCTTTTCAATAAAGAGTGACCCTTTTCCATCCTTGCTATCCAGAATTTGATTGTCGGTAAAGTTTGAACCATACGATTTCGAATTGTAAAACATTGTCATGTTGCTATGTTTGACATCCTCGGTTAAGATGTCATTTCCATCCAAGGAACGAAACAACTTCTTGGAATCTTCTTGCTTCGGCGTAAAATACTTATCCTGATACTGTGAGTAATCACCATCACTGTTCATGCCATATTTCGAAGTGGCAGACTTACTGACCACCTTTTTCTCGGTATCCTTCAACAGGAGCGTGGAGTCTTCGACGTTGGCGGCCGAGAGTTCTTTAAATCCCTCTTTCTTAGACTTGTCGTTGGACATTAAATACAAGGCCCCTAACATGACTACGGGTATTGCGATTTGAGCCATTAGTATAAATAAATATTTTAATAGTATGCAGAACGATAATAATCTTTTTCGAGCATACGTGTGGGGCAATTGTTATCAAACTTGAAAAAGAGATTGGCTTGTGGATTTAGTGGTAAAAAAGCATATTGAGCTTGCGGCTTTTCACGGAAAGTCCAGGCAGGAAGTGAGGTGCGCGACTCATCGACGGCAAATGTGCTTGTTCCATACGAGTTGGAGCGAGTTTGAGGTTTGGTATACGGAATCGCATCTCGACTCAGGGTCTTGGGTCGTAAAGACTGACTCACCTCAAATCCGTTCGTCTGTAGATTGGCGCCCCATTTCTGCAAGCGAACATGAACGTCATCGATGTAAGGGTTCGACATGCCATTACCTGGGGTATTTAAATGATAGATGCCCATTTGGGTGGACTCGGTTAATTTTCGAGAGATACGGTCTGGGTCATCGTGAAATCGAGTAAACGCCATATATACTTAGTTTAGTTTAAATAATTCGGGCGTTCCCGATTTAACGAGATATAAGGGTCGGGCATCATCAATGGAACCTTTTTGTAATACGATGTTTCCTGGAGCATGACAGGACAGGGACAAGCCTTGAAGGATGTCCCTTCTAAATTGGTGGAACGTATACCTCGAAGCATCGACTCTACGTCAATCGCATTACCATCGAGTTGGCCGGCATAGATGGAAGGATTGGGACCGTTGGTGAAGAGAGTCGGCGCATGATTTACACCAAATCCTCGAAAGGTATTGTAGGCAAGATGTTGTTGGTCTTTCCGTTTCTCGGATTGGTAGTCCAGGGCGGTATTCAGATTGCGCGTAGAAGCCATTATACTAGATAGTATATTTATATTTTTTATGCCTTGGGTGTGTTTTGTTTGTAGAGTTCGCGTGTGTCTGTGCCGACAAACCAACCCGACTCCAGGCCACTCTTCTTGACCATCACGTCCTTGTCGTAAAGAGGAAAACTCTCCAAAGGAAGATAATCCGTCTCTGACATCTGAATCACGCTCTTTTTCTCTTTAAAGGTATCGCCGAACTTGAGCTCGTTCTCGGCCGCGACATTCACGTTCCCGCGCCCTAAAAAGGGAACCGACAGGTAAGGTCTTTGGTGAAGTGAAACCTTGATATTGTTGGTCGTATTCTTGCTCTGTTGTAACTGTGTCGATTGCTCTACATTGCACCCGTTGGGTCCGACGCCATACGTGCCCCTGAAAAAGAGATTGGGCTGGCTCGTGGCAAACTCTAGGGTCGTATTACAGGACTGGGTATAAGGATTCATGAGGTTGTAATTCGAATAGTGCTGGTTCATAATGCCTTTCTGGGTATTGGTCACGGCGTCATTCCCGATTCGGCTCAACTGGTCAAATTGGAAATCCACAACACTCATATAGTTGTAAAGAGATATTTTATTTTAGCCTTTACAGATTTTGTCTCGGATTTTTATCCGAGACAAAATTAAATTTAGAAATCAGAAGTTAGAAGTTAGAAATCAAATTAAAAGATGCGTAGCGGCTTATCCGACGGCAACACCCCGTAACAGTATTTTAAAAAATCCTTGTATTCAGACTGGTCTACCGTCGTAACCGGGTTTGTATGAAACGGTCTTAAAGACTGTTCAAATTGGAATTGGTCTGCTTTATTTTTAAACAGGTCTCCAATCTGAGAATTGCCTTTGTTTTCCTGTAAAATAAATTGTTTGGTCTTGTCGTTGATACTCTTTTCCTTTTGTTCGCCATAGTCCTTGGGTTCCGCCGTTTTCATGGGATTGTATTTGTAGTCTTGCATCAAGACATTGTTCAAGGGATTAGATTGGTCGATGCGCTGGTAGTCAGACAATTCAGTATCAAAGTTCTCTTTCTGGCTATTGTGAAAGAGAACGATACAACCTAACAAGATACCTCCTATGACAAGAAAGAGAATACGATTGAAACAAGCAAATCCAATCACAGACAACACGATGATAAGTCGAGACAAAGCATTCAGGGATTGGTTTCGGTCCATCCCGTCATAAATCCAAATCTCTTGTATATATCTCGAGTCAAAGAGTAAGGTTGGATTATCCCCCCAAAAGTTCATATATATACATGATTATATTTTAAGCATGATTATTTCTTGTTCTTTTTCTTCTTGCCTTTGCTCTTGGCGGGCTTGGACCCGTCTACGTCCACGATAAAAGTATCGGCTGACTTTTCTGTGATAATCGGCTCAGGACCTGCTTCTGCCCGCCCTTCGGGCTTTGCTGCTGCCCGCTCCTCTCGTTTTCGCTGGAGTCGTTCCTTGGTCTTGGTGATTTTGATATTTTCTTGAATTTTGTTGCTCATTCCCTTGAAATCCATCTTACCTCCCATCCCCATCTTGCTCATCATCTCCTTCATCCCAGGCATCATCGTCATCTTCTTCATAATCTCGGCAGCCTCTTCCAGAAGTTCACTCTCCTTGAGGTCTCCCTTCTTAATCTTTGTCTCCAATGTGGTTCCGATATTCTTGACAAGCTCCATGATTTTAGTAGGGTTTTTCATGAGCTGCTTCATAAACTCGTCCTTGTCTTCGACGTCGCCCAGTTCTTTGGTGGCCTCCATCGCAATCTCCTTGGCCAGCGACCCAATCTTCCCGTCCATCAATCCTTCTAAATGGCTCTTGATTTTCTCTGGGTCTTCAAAAGGGGATGTCGGGATTTCACCTGAAATGCCTTCGCCTGAAATGTCACGTGGCGTAAAGAGGTCCTTCATCTCGCCCATCGTCTCCATAATCTTCTTGTGTAAGTCTTCCTGATGAATGGCCTCGAACAATTTGGAGGTATCTCCAAAGGAATCCTTGTTCTCGACCTGTTCCAAGACGGCAAACAATATGAGCTGGAGGTATTTCCAGATGGTCTTTTTCGTTTTGTCCGTAATCTTGTCGTCCTCCATCAAGTTCTTAAAGTCAATGTTGGGCAACATGAAACGAGGCACCTCAAAGAATGTCTCATTCTCGTAGAGGACCTCGAAGAAGACCTTGGGATACAACTCGAGACAATAGGCATAGACTTCCTCCGTGGTCCCCAGGGGGACTTCTTTGAGCTCTGGAAAAGTCGTATACAGGTCATTGGTAAACTCCTGATAGACCTGATCAAACTTGTCTGGAACGGACATTATAATGGAAACATAGTTATTTTTATATGTTTTTACGCGACTAAAATGAGTTGTTGTTCAAATCTGTGGTCTACTGGTCCACCTGTAAATGGACTTCTCGGCACTTTCACAAATCCATTCTTTTCATAGAACGGAACAGCACCAGGAACCGAAGATACATAAATTGGGTAAGCCAATCCATTGAGTGGTCTGGCACCTTGAACCAACAACATATCTTTGTTCATTCTATAATAAGGCAAAATGGGCAAATGGAAGTCATTCAATAAAGATATACATATAGCCATAAGGTGGTAACCATTAAATCCTGAATCTTCTGCATAGGGTTGATTCAGCCCAACTAATTTAAATTCGACAATAGGGTCTCCCATATTAATCTGCTGTGTTCCTTCTGGCATGGATGTTTCAGTAGTTCGTCTATATCTGTATGCCTTGTTTAAACCTTCTCTATGTAAATCCTTGGATGAGAGATAAGGGATAGAGGGTATGGTGGCGATAGAATAGAATAATACTCCTACAACATGTCCCACATCCTGACCCAAATCGTTAGTGACCTTAACCACAAACTTGGTCCGGTCTATATCTCTGAAAGTAAGATGTTTTGATTGAAAATCTAGACCGATATGCTTAATCCATGTGGATGGTATCTCTAGCTCTTTTCTCTTTGTGTAAGAGTTTTCGACAAGGGTTACAATCTCTCTTTCGACCGGGACATATCCTATACCTCTTATAAATAAATTACAATGTTCAGGTATAGGCAAACCAACATTTGGGACAAATACCTTTGATGTGAACGTACGTTCATCTCTTTTAGAGTTTTCTTCGGCTGTAAAGTATTCACTGTCTGAAGGATAATTTATATTTCTAGCGTTATTTCTGGAACTATTATTTTTTTGTCTTTTTTCTGTATATCTATTTTCTCGGTTATTTACTTTTCCATTCCTATTACTACTCCGACTCCTACTCCTACTCTGACTTTTACTTTTTTTGTGGGGCATTATATGAATACAATAAAATAGTAAGGCTCAATATCTAAGCTCGCTTGGGACCAGGTATATCTGCATTCCGCATCTGCTCAATCTCTTCCATGGAGTAATTCATTTTCGATTTTTTGTCTCCTTCCACTGCCTCCATGTTGGTGCTAAAGGTCGGCGGTCCATCTATCCCACTATAGGTATACATTTGTCTCATCCCGCCGTTCCCCTGCGGCGTCAATTCATTCGGACTCGAGTCCAGGAAGCTAAAGTTATCACTCATCACGCCTGACCGCTTGACCGTATCCCGACTCAAGTCAAAGGGATTGGGTTCTTCGTAAAGCATCGTCTTCTCTTGCTTGATGGTATTGATTTGAGGTTTAATGTATTCTAAAATCTGATTCCCGGATAGAATTTCAAATTTAGGTTTCAGGAGCAACACCGGCACACGACTAATCATCGGAGGCAACGGGAATTCCTTCCCATTCGGTAATAACACATAGGTAATGTTATTACGGACCACGCGCTTGTCGATGCATAAATAGACAAACTTATCCTGAAACCCTGCCTTGTTCAATTCTTGTAAGATGGCGGTAGAGAACTTACAAAAATGGCTAAAATAGAGTTCATGTTTAGGTGCGTCATTCATTACTATCTCTTGTATTTTTTCCATGAAAAATAAACACATAACCCAATAAAATGGTTTAAAATGGTTTGTGTAATGAATCAATAAAATTGATTTGATTTAAATGTAAAATACAAGATATATACAATGGACTTCAAAATGAGCGAAGTGACTGAAAAAGAGAACCCCCTCGAGTTTAACATTCACGGGGTAGATGTGAGCGTTGTCAATTCACTTCGGCGGGTGTTGCTGACTCGCATCGAGACGCTCGTCTTTCGGGGATTTCCCTATGCTCAAAACAAATTGGAGTTTATCCGGAACAAGACCAAGTTTAACAACGAATATCTCAAACATCGAATTCAATGCATACCCATCTTTGTCAGCGACGATACCAAGTATGAGAACTTTGTGCAGAACTTCAAGGTGGTGTTGAACGTCCAGAACCATACAAATGAACTCTTGTATGTGACCACGCGCGACTTTAAGGTCATCAATCAAGTGAATGGAAAGGCGGTAGACCCTGTTCAGGTTCGAAAGATGTTCCCACCCGACCCCGTGAGCCAAGACTTTATCCCAATTTGCGTCTTGATGCCTAAACTGACCGAAACGGATGAACCCGAAGGCCTAGAGTTGTCGCTTTCCTTTACCACGGGTTGTGCCAAGGAAGACGCTTGCTGGAATGTAGTATCTAAATGCTGTTATTTCAACCTAGAGGATGACGCCAAGGTTAAGGAGGCCATGTCCAAAATCAAGGATGACGTGGAACGTAAGGATTTCCAACTCTTGGATGCGCAACGTCTATTCCTTCCCAACCAATACCACATGGTGATTCATTCCAATGGTATCTTTGAACCGAACAAGCTTTTAACCAAAGCGTGTAACTACCTCATCGAGCGTTTTCAAGACCTGAATCTATTTCTAAGCACCCAGACGGCCGTCTCAGAGGAGCGTTACGACACGATTGAACCTTTTGCGATTTACAAAGAGGAAACCAATACCGTTCCTATTTATCATCTACGAATTGAACAAGACGATTTTACCCTAGGTAAACTCATTGAGAATTACCTAAACTTGATGTTCCGACAGGAGTTTCTCTACATTGCTTTCAAAAAGGTTCACCCACACGACAGTCATTGCTTCATCTCCTTCTCGTATCGAAATGAGGACAAGCCGCTCGAGGTATTGGTTTCCTACCTGGACCAGGTATCACGACACGTGATTGAAATCTATGAGAAAATCGCGACTGTAGGTGCCTAAATAGGATATAAAATCATATAAAATAAAATAACTGGTTATCTAAATGACAATCACCTATGGTAATCTCATCCGTATTCATACGAAACAGGATACCTACAAGGAGAATGTTTTTTTTGTAGATAAATGCAAGAGCGATGAACTTTTACTGCGTGCTCAGGACCATTCTACCTTTACCTTGAAGCTGAATGATCCCGACCTGGAAGACATTGAAATTGTCTATGTGCCGGCCGAAGAAGGGTATGCTCAACAGCACTTGTTATTTCCTGGGAAGTGGGTCGAGGTTCAGTTTGATGCCGAGGGCGCGGATACCATTCAAGGTAAAATTATCAGCTCGACCGGACTGCTTGAAATACTTACCGAAAATGGCACCTATTACATTCCCGTCTTGTATGGATTGCCAGAGGAAGTCTTTTCTATTCAAGAAATCATTCCGCCCGATATTGTCCTACCCGAGACAAAAATGAAGACGAAAGTTGAGACAGAGTATAAAGAAGAAGACACTGACGAAGTGGATGAAGTGGAAGACGTCGAAGACGAAGAAGGCGAACTGGGAGAGATTGAAGAGGACGCCGAAGTTCCTCTTTTTTACACCCGTGAACAGGAAACCAACGATTTGGTAGAAAACTTACTCTTGCAAATCGATGAAAAGAAACGGAATACCTATGCCATGAAAAAGATTTACAACGTCGTCCATCGATACCATGAGCTCAAGCAAGAATACATACGATACGACAAGGGTGTCTATTCTACCCAGCTTCCGAAAGACCCTTACCTGAATAGTTTCTTACAAGGAAACCCACTAGTGACGCCCGCGAGTCAGTCTGTCAAAATCAAACATAGCACGTATGAAGATTACGACCTTCCTTCTTATTATACGGTGATAGACGAAGCGAGTATGGAGAGAGAGTTTGACTTTAAAATGCCAGAGTTTAGTCCAACCTCTCCTTTCCTGGGATACTTACAGGCCGTGTTAAAGCCGTTCCAATCCTTGATTGTAGATAAGAATGTGGGCGCCCGAGAACATACCCAAACCTATGAAGAAGTCTATTTACTGAATGAACTCTATTCGATTCCTATCGACGAACCGTTTGTCTCGTCTTCTCTGGTCGTAAGACCTCGGTCCTTTATGAGTTCTGTCCACTTGCTGGGCGACACCATGCTCACCCTCTCCAATCATGCCCGGGTCCCTTATTACGACCTCCTGTTTCGAACACACGTGGATGATTATGTCGTCACGGAAGTCGAACCCTCCTTTGTATCGTCCTGTGAATGGAGCAATACCAACAAGCTGACGTTGTATCGGAATGAATGCGCTGATTACAAAGAATACATCGAGAAGGTGATGCCTACCTTTGACGAATTCATGGATTGCTATCTCAATCGTGATTTTGTGAATTTTAGTCAAGCTCTGAAAGAGTTGGAACATTTCAAAATTTCCAAGATGGATGTTTCCTTGTATCAAAATTTGGTCAAACGAATCGAAACCAATATTCAGTCCCTGCGCACCAAGGAGCAGCAGTCAAGAAAAGACAACATGAACCCGGTCGAGACAACGCTGAAGCGCGTCTCTTTTTTGCCAGAACTGACGCAGGATTATGTGGCGCTGAAAGACGATGGCTACTATTCCATGAGTGAAAAAATGAAATATGGTCTCATCGATGGATACCAGTATTACATGTTGCAATTCCTCAAGAACAAACCTCAATTGAACTTGAGCGAGGAAGAGTTGGCCCAATTTATGGAGGCCATTCAAAAAGAGTTTGAGTCGCCCCAAGAAGAGGTCGTTCATCGGCATTACTTTTCAGAAGAACTCATGATGGAAGAAAAGGGACGTATTGTGCTACAAGATATCTCTTATGAGGGTAATTACATTCAGGCCGCTGACTACTTTGCCAAGAAACTCATTGAACGTCGTGAGCCTCTCACCTACCAAGAAATCTTGGATAAATTGAAACACGTATTGGGAGGTGACCCAGTGGAAGCCCACTTTGACAAGTCATTGGTGCAGTTCGTGAAGGAGTTTATTGCCAAGAACCGGGTCGTCAACGGGAGCAGAGCCATAAACATGGACGGTAACACGCCGTATGTATGGAAAGATACCGAGTGGGTTCCCGACAGTTGTTCTTTGGACACCGATAAAAAGACGGGTATCAAAGTCGTAGGTAATTGCGATGATCATAAACGTGACCAATTCAAAAAGCGAGTATCCGAAATGATACAAACGTTTAAAGTCGACCGTCTACGCCAAGAGGAATTCCGAAAGGTATCCCTAGACGACCCCATTCATAAAAAACGATTACAGTCCATTCAACAGCGTAAACTCTTGTCAGACCTTGTCTATGAAAACGAGAAAAAGTTCTACAAATCATTGGAACAGCAACAGGCCAATGCGACACCCGTGTCTCCACATCTGGAATTGCGGAAACGTATCTTGATGGAATCCCAACTGGAATTGAAATACAAGGCTCTACAACTCTTTATTTCTCTCTATACCAAGGTAGGCACAGACCCCAATTGGTTTTATTGTATCGAAACGGGTGTCAAATTAGTCCCGGCGTTTCTCTTGGAAATCGCCGAAGCCTTTTTGCGAAAAGACGACTACGTGGATACCCTACAGCGAATCTGCGACCGCCAGGGCGTCCTCAGTGACCAAGGAGACTATTTTGTAGACAAACACAGTGGTTATCCCATTAAAAATATTACCTTTGATGATGGAGAGGATTATACGGAGAATGGGTTCAAGGACATTTACCATGAAGTAATTGCCACGGACGAAGTCTTTGAGAAGGAACTGACCGAAGACGAACAAATTCAGAAAACCTCTCTTCTTACCCTGGTTCGTTACACGGGCTTTGTGTTGGACGAAAACGAGACACATGAACTTCTGGAACGCATCCGAAATTCAACCTTGCTCGCTGGCATCGAAAAGAAAAAGGGTCGAGAACAACAACAGATTTATCTCTATTCCTTGTTAACCCATGTCCTTGTCTATTTACAGACCATGGACCGAAAGAAAGGCCCATCCCCCATGCCTCATTGCAAGCGAAGCTTGGCCGGGTTTCCGCTCGAAGAAGAGGAGAAGTTGGGCGGACTCGAGTTTGTCGTGTGTATTGCGATGGAACTTTCAAAAGGAACCACACTACCATGGGCAGCCTTCAAGAAGGTCCCCAAAGATAACCTTTTGCAAATGTCCGTGGCGTTCCTTAAGAAATATGTATTAGAGATACAAGAGGTCAAAGACCAACTCCAGTTACGACGGGAACAAGTCGTGGAAGAAGCACCACAACAAACGGAAACCTTTCCTTGGGACAGATTCAGTCCGCGTCTCTATCCATTTATGCCCTTGGCCGGGAACTCGACCGTTCCATCGATTCAACAGCAGGTGTTGTCGTTACGTATTCAGCACAAAATCAATGAACACGTCAAGTCGCAAGACGCGTTGCCGAACCGCCTCGTGAATACATGCTGTTACGAAAACAACGATACCCTGGATTACTTTCTCAAGCATACCTCGGTGGCGACGGAGCTTTCACAATTTAAAAAACTTATCCACGCATCTCATGGACAGGCAGACCTTTTACAATCCAATCTCATGTATTCAGCAAAGCCTACCCAACGGCGCATGGTTCAAATGACGGGGGCCATCGAGGACGAAACCATCTACAAGGGTATCATACAATGGTTTTCGATGGACTCTGAATTCAAAGAGCCAGTCGAATTAAAGAAATACGGGATTACGGTGCCACCGGATTACAATAAAAAGGACAGTCTTGCGGTCAAAATAGACAAACTGAAACGCGTGAAACCGATTAGTGAAGAACTCTTTATGGAGATGCTCAAGGACCATTCACTTAAAATGCTGAAATTTGTCTCGGAGGACAAAGCCTCTACGGTCGTGGTCGAAAATCCCATCGACCAATGGATTCGAGGCAAAAAAGACAAAGAATTGATTGACTATTGCGAAGAAGAAGCCGAGAAAAAGATTTTGGCCATTCTCGGAACCGTGAAAGAAAAAATCTTCCAAAAAAAATACGAGGATTGTCTACGTATCAATCAGCGGTTTAAATCCGAAAAGAAAAACGGATTCCTACCCGCAGACCTGGAACACACGACCTTCATGTCCAAAATCATGTGGAATAAAATCGAACTCATCCTTTTCATTTTACCCCAAAAGTTACATTATGCATCTAGCTTTTACAACGGAAAGGTCAAAGACCATATGATTCCGGTGCGATGGAATTTAAATCATAAACACAAGAAGATGTTGGAGGAATATGTAGAACAATACGACGGTTCTATGTATTCCTTTGTGTCAGACCCAGAAGTCTTGAGTGTATTGGACAAATGGCAGAAAAAGGAACCCACCATGCATTTTGCGCGTTGGATAAAGTTGGGCATGTCTCCCAAGAGCAAGCGTAGTTTGTATCATTACATCTATGTCTCTCTCTTGTATGAGTTAAACACCACAGACCGATTGAAACAGTTTCTGCGCGTGTTGATTACTCTTTTGAACGCAGAGGACAAGACTGCCTTGAACTTTGACCCCACCTATATCAATTATCTTTCAGACATGTCCAAGAAGTCCGAGGTAGACATCAAGACGGATACCTTGAAGCAGCTCACCAAAGAAGCCCGCAAGGCTCAAAACACTATGAAAGAGTTGAAATTAGGAGAATGGGGTCTAGGTCTGGGGAAAAGTATTTTTAAATACGACAAGAATGTCTATGAGGATGTATACGAAGAAGCCATGAAAATCGAAAAGGGAATGGATAAAACAGCCGAAGAAACCGAAATTTTCGGAACCTACGGATTAGACGATGGCGAGAATAAAGAAGGAAATGACGGAGACGAATATTTTTAAATATTCGCTTAGTTATAGTAATGGATATAAACCGTATCGTCTTCATTCTATTTCTCTATCTTGTTCTGTATATAGGATTGGTCCTCTTGAAACCGAATATCCTCTATGAAAAAGGACAGGACATGTTACGACCGTTTGGCGTAGGGTATAAAAATACCACCATTTTACCCTTATGGCTCGCGAGCATTTTGCTTGCTATTTTCTCTTATTTTGTAGTGCTCTATGTCATCCATTTACGTTACCAAACCATCTTTATTGCGGCATAACCTTAGGTTCGATTAAAAATAATGTCAAAAGCACCGCCTTTTTTCGTCGAACAACCCTCGTTCATCAACGTGTTGGTGCTGACCAATACAGAGAGTATACCAATCAACATGAACCATACAAAAAAGGCAACATTATCCTTTAGCAAGATACAGTAATAGAGTTCCTTCAGCGTGCTCTGTTCAATCTCGGCCGTCAGTAACAACATTTTCAAAGTTCCTGTGAAGGATTTCCACACGATTTCTCCTTTCTCATTAAAGAAGACGTCGCTTATATCCAGCTCTTGAATAAGGGTGTCTCGGTCGGAATAAAGAGAGTCCAATGCTTTCAAGAGTTGGAAGTTGGTCTGGTCCAGTTCTGCATCCGCGCGGTTTTCCACGGTAAAAATCTTATCTATCGTTTCTTTGAGACCATACATGTATGCTGCCGAAGACCCAAAAGTATTTGAAAACAAACGAAGCCACCCAGGAAATATACTGAGAGAAACCGAAAACAGGACAAAAATAGCCATCCATGGCACAATCGTTGCATAGATGGCAATGTTGAAGTCGGTTTGTCCGCACAATTCTGGCAACGAGGTGAGGTAAATATTGATAATCAATTGAATGACAAAACTGAGCACCACAAACGCAATCATCCACGTGAGACCATTCTCTGGATAATACTTGAATTTTAACACAAAGAACAAAAAACAAAAAGAGATATAATTGACTAATCCAGTATTGGCCAAATTGCCGAGTGAGCTCATATTTGTAGTATACTATTATATTTTTTAGTCGAATACTACAAATATGAATGAACCCTCGTTGGTCGAATCCACAATTAAAAAGGTTTTGAACTCGGAGTTACGAATGAGTAACGAGTATAAGTTTGAGCAAAATAGCATGTTGTTAAATCTGGCTCTTTTTATCGTGTTTGTCGTGTTCTTTTCTTTTATCCTGTGGTACTCTTACAAAGGGAAACAAGACCCTTTTCTAAAACGAGAGAAAGACAAGAAAAAGAGAGAATATATCCTCTCCAAATTACAGCATTATCAAAAAATGAAACAGGAAGTTTTTACGAACATTCCTTTTTAAGATTATCCTCCGTCTTTATAATGGAGTATAAAGAAAAGGTCAATTCCTATTACAGGGATAAATCAAAACAAGAGGCCACGGCCAAACGAAAGGGAGTCTCCATCAAGATGGTCCCGTTTGACCGCATTCCTCATCAAGACATACGTAGTCGCATGCAAGAGCTCAAGACCCTTATCCAAGGTTTGGGAGAAGTTTTGAAACGATACGAGATGGATATTTCCTATGATTTACATGATACCCTACAAGAATTTGATAACGTAAAACTACAACTGGACCAAGCAAAGGCTCAATACAATGAATTGTTGGGCACCCGAGACAAGCGAGAGGCTCTCTTACGCGATGAATATACCAAAGCAGAAGACGCCTTGTCTCGGCTCGTGGATACCTATCGAAAGACGGACGACGTTCAAGAGAAAAAGGACATTTACAAGCAACAGCGTCCGTTCCAGCAAAAAGTGTTGTCTCGGTTTATGCGAGAGATGAAAGAAGACGGGAATGAATTTCGAATGTATACCTTGTATCGCCCTGTTCAAGAAATCAAGCTATAAGAGGATTAAAATATACAACTACACTAATGGGAAAGTATATCGATTTCCGATACTTTCTGGTGAGTTTAGCGATTGGTCTGCTCTACATTTACATCTCAGATGACCATCGAAAAGTCATGGTCCTTTATCCTACGCCTGACAACATCAAAGAATACCAATACAAGGACAAGACGGACACCTGTTTCTCTTACGAGTTCAAAGAAAAGGCATGTCCGTCGGATGCTTCACAATATCACAGCATCCTTCTACAAAAATAAAGGCCTATTCTAATGATTGACCTCAAACGTTTCCTCAGTAGCCGCACCGGCGTGATTTTAATGTCGATTATCTTGGGGCTAGGTCTTTCTACTTTGTTTCGAATGAGTTGTAACTCGCGCAGTTGTATTGTGTATACGTCACCCGATTTTGACAAAAAGAAGCTCATCCAATACAACAAGAAGTGTTACGAGCCGACCGAGAAGATGGTCACCTGCGACCCGAACAAGAAAACGGTGGATGTTTAATAATGTGTAAGAATTCGCGTTTTAGAATACTCGTCTATCTATTATGGAGAACACGACCAACATCAACGACTTACCCGTCGATAGCAACCCGCCAAGCCACACTCAGTTGCCCGAGGAACATATGCAAATGCAGGCGCATCGGATGGACGATGTCTCGATTTATCCAGAGAGACCCCAACAAAAGCACGTGAGGTTCGAAGAGGAAAGTTCACCGGTCAAGGATACGCACAAGGTGATTCTGTTGGCCATGTTGTTCTTCATCTTGTTTAGCGACTTAAAAGTCAAGGCCTATATCCTCAATATTTTGGCGGTGGTCTTTGGTGACCATTTCCGCGACCCAGTTGGCGGCATTTCCAAGGTAGGTATACTGGTCTATTCCATTGTCTTTGGCTCAGCTCTATTTCTGAGTATTAGCGTGATTGACCTATCTGCGGTGAAGCTTCCATTTTAAACTCCAATTCTCATTCTATCTAGATTTTATGTGTGCTAGATATAATGGACAAGGTTGCTTTCCTTTGTCTCACCTACAAGGGACTCCTTCATGAAAAAACAAAGGCATGGTTAAAAGGAAAACCGGTGTATCTGAACACCAAAGAGCCTCTTTCGAAATCATCCTATACGGTCATGTCGGTTCCGACCGAATGGGGCAAACGGAGTATCGTGGAAGCAACACTCGAGCTCTTACGGGTCGCCTACGAGGGTCAACATGAATGGTTTATGTTATTGTCCCATGACGTGTATCCGCTCGTCTCTTACAATGAGTTAATAAAGGGCTTGTCCAACAAATCCATGTTTCATGGGATGGGTCAAAATAGCATCGGCACAGAATGGAAGACCAGCCAGTGGTGGTGTCTGTCGAGACAAGATGCGGGACTCCTCTTACAACATCATAGAGAATACGATGCCTATCTAGAAGCCTGTCCCTACAAAACCTCGGCAGCCGCAGATGAGTTGTATTTTTTGAGTTGTCTCAAGTTTATACAGCCCGCGTATACGTATATAGAGAAAAAGACGGTCTACGTAGATTGGCTCACACGCGGTGTGCAAAAGCATCCCACCACGTTTGGGAAACTCTTGGAAGGAGACTTGGAACTCATGGAAGGTTCTTTTTTCTTGAGAAAGACAACCCCCTACTTTACTCCGACCCTACATGTCACGAAGAATCGTTTGGTCGTAAAACTATTTGGAGACAAAAGTGACACCTTGATTCAAGAGGTTCCCGATGACACGGATATCATCTTGGTCTCCATGGTCAAAGAGATACCGGAGGCAACCTTGAAACGTTGCTTACGGGTGTATTTTACCTTTTATTCAAACGCAGAATCGGCTATCCGAGAAGTATTGGACAAACTCCCGACCCATTTATGGAACAGCATCTTTGTCATACCGGAGAAACCGTTGGCGCGGTCCATACAGCCTTTTCCGTATTCTTCCCCAATAAGAATGGACACACTCTATCGGTTTAGACAACCCAAAATTGCCTTTTTATTCTTGACCATTGGAGATGTTCATCAACCTGAAGTATGGACTCGTTATTTCGAAGGGTTCAAGGGAAAATACAGCGTCTATAGCCACCCCAAGTTTCCCGAAAAGGTCCAGACGAAATGGTTGAAAGAGGCTATTATCCCCAAACGTGTCGAGACCGGATGGGGCTTTATTACACAAGCCTATGAATGTTTACTTCGAGAAGCGATGAAAGACCCAACCAATATCAAGTTTGTCACGATTAGTGAGTCGTGTATCCCATTGAAGCCCTTTGAACCCTTTTACCATTATTTGAAAAAGGATGACGAACGAACATCCTATGTCAAATTTATGCGACTCAGTCAATATGACCGTCAAGAACGCATCGAGTCTCATCCTCGGTATCAATCCATCCCATCCTTTCAAAAACATTATGCGCGTATGTGTTTGTCTCGGTATCACGTCAACAAGCTCTTAAAAAGCCCCCATCTGGATTTTTTCCATCGGATGCATGTAGGGGATGAGTTTTTCCTCTCGTCCATCGGAATCGTCCCAAACGAGGACTTTGTCAAGCCCATGGAAATCACGTTTGACAATTGGGAAGATACTAAATCCAAATTGTTGAAACTCAAAGAAGAGAACCAGACCTTGGGGCAAAGTCTACTTGAGAAGGATTTGTATCGACGAAACAAGGCCTTACAAGAAGAGATTGGTAAGAACCCCAAGACCTACACCACCATTACGACGGAAGAAATAGAAACGGCTCTACACATGGAGTCCTTCTTTTGGCGTAAATTCACGGCGGCTCCCTTGCCATGGACGGCAGGGACATTGTCCATCTTGGCAAAAGATATACCTGTGCCATCTAAACCACGCGAAAACTTTCAAACCCGAAAGAAAAAAGGCACGGTTAACCGCACACGTAATTCAAAGGGGTATCGTTTATAAGCTCTCCGAACTGTTTTCGATGGCATGTCGGAACGCATAGGCTGCGGATACATGTGGAGGCTCATAGTAATAGACCAAGTAGACACATCCTACAAGAAAGAGGACGACGTCCCATGGAAATTCACTCTGAGGGACCAGGGGTTTCACATGAACCGCATCAGCTTCGGTAGCTTCGACCGCTTCAGAAGATGACTCTTGCGATGCGTCATCGGCTGGGTCATAATCGTCATCTTCCTCATCTTCATCCTCCACTTCATCTGCGATGGATTCCGCGAGTTCCTGTTCCTTCTCTAAGGAATCCACGCGCGTTTCAAGGACCTCAATCTTTCGTTCAAGAACATCCAACAACCTGCATTGTTTCTTGTGGAAATGATAAGGGTCGTCCTCCAGTAACTTAATCTGGACATTCTTGCGAATGCGGTCGGACCGGCGAAGTTGGTGTTTTCCGTTTTGGTTCATGATTTTCATCGTTTGTTAGGGTCTCCTTGGACAAAAAGGTCAAATCAATTTTTTTATAATGTTTACGATTTCGTGTGTTGCTTGCTCTTTTTGGTGGGTCGATAACGAAAGAATAACTCTTTGTATTTTCCCGTCTTCTTGTAGACCGTATATTTGGCGCCTCGACGTTTGCGTATATCCTCTAGCGAAGGCTGATACCCAATACAAGGCATACGAAACCGTCTCATCTGTTTTGTTTTCTTGTCCTTGCACGCCGTAAGCAAGGCACAAGATAACAAGAGGGAGTCTGAAGGAATGGATGGAATATTTAAAAACGTGATTCCATAATACGTGGAGAGTATCGTGTCATAACTTGCGATTTTGAACCGTTTCCCATAACGCTCTAGGATATTATACGATTGACAAGACTCGAGAGAAACAATATACAACATGGGCACCTGTTCAAAAGATACCTCACATACACGAGTGAACTTGTTCTGATACAAATGGGTTGTATATTTTGTATCCCGGAAAAGAGACAAGACCTCGTCGGGGTCTTCTGTAAAGACCATGACATTTCGTGGATGTTTTTGGCGATATTCAACTGGAAACATCGTATGGTAGTAAGTTAAACCAAATTCTCCAGCCAAGACAAAGGGTTGTAGTCGCTGTATCAATGTCTTGAAAAAGGGCGGAGGAGGTTCGTTCTGTGTCAAATCCTTGTCTCGGAGAGTCGGATGTTCATCTTCCAACAATTGTAGTCGCTTGTAGATTTTGCTCCATCGACCCACATCGCCCAGTGGACGAGACAATTCCAGATACAAGCTCATTTTCAAGTAACTATAAGGCACATAGTGAATCCCTTCTATCATGTGCGAGGATTTCCACAATACCTTATACAAGGGTTCTTCCAGATGCGTAATGTCCACCAACGGAACAAAGTTGACAAAGATTTTATAGGTGCCATCAAACATGGCCGACTTGACGTCTACCTCGTCCGTGTGTTGAGACAATTCTTTTGCCAATTGTTTACAATCCCGAATAGCATTGGAAGAGAAAAAGTCATAATCTGGAATATCCCATAAGCTATAAAATTGCTTTTGCCGTGGTAAATAAAGGTTCAGCGCATGCCCTCCGTATCCAATCAACTTGTTTCTTTTCATGTATTTTTCTACAATGTCAAAGACTTCCGGTTTCATGTATTTTAGTCGAGTAATCCCATGCTGTATCTTGCGGTTTTCCTCCACGGCTTTATCCAAGTCACTCATTGTATATCCTCTCTAAAAAAGTTATCACATTATCACACTCTCTGGAAAGGGTTTAAAGGCGGACTCGGCGAAATACGAATTGTATGCGTCCAAGTATTTGTCCTTGGTCTGAAAGTTCATTCCAATGAATTGAATGCCTAGCGGGAATCCAAGAGTAAAGTCGTAGTTGTCGCTTGATGTTTTTAAATCGGGATAGAGGATGGTCAACGGGTTACGTCTGCGTTTGTTCTCGTCATAAACATCTTTGGCGCGTATGATACGATTTTCGATGGTGCCAAAATTCACCATGGATAGGTTGCTTAGATTACTGGATTCGTAACCCAACAATCCGGTTGTGTCTACCATGATAACAACCTTTCCAATAAATTCTTTTAGGGACGTCCTATGGATGGACTGAACGTCTGTAAACAGTAGATTCCCTGCCGTATTTCCAATACCAAAGGAGGATTGTAAAACCTCATACATCTTATCGTATGTTTTTTTATGTCTACTTTGAATACGAAAAATGAGGAACAAGGGGTCGGTTGTATTTGGACAATTGATGCTGTCATGCATAAAGGAGCGTTTCACTTGCTGCATCACTTCTGAAAAGGGCAAGCTATTGTATTCCTCCTTATAGAGGGGACTAACAAACGAGGACGCAGAAACGACGGGTTCTTCGTTGAGCGAAAAGATGGTAAAATCGAGTGCTCGAACCCCTTGCTTGGCACAATTGATAAGGGCGCACAAATCCACATAATCGTTTTTGAATTCACCAGCACAACAACAGTTGTATGCCGTCTTCACATAGACCTTGTTCAACGAGACATCTGATTTAAACTTAGACAAGGGTTTGATAGAGGATTGCTTCTCGGTTTTACTCAACACATTACACCGATAACTTCTTTTTTTCAAGCTGACAAAAACATAGAGGAAGAAAAATAAAAGAAATAAAAATATCGCGATAGGCACGCCTGGGCTCGCGGAAACCTTTTGTAAGACTTCATTGACTTGGTCCATATGTTTCCGGGATAAAAAAAGGTTTTAACTAAGATTTAAATAAACAAAACTATATAGAAGAGCATGGGTGGCGGTTTATTGAATATCATCTCGTATGGAAACCAAAATGTCATCTTGAATGGAAACCCAAGCAAAACCTTTTTCAAAACGGTCTATTCTAAATATACAAATTTTGGTATGCAAAAATTTAGAATCGATTATGAAGGATTACGAAACTTAAAATTAAATGAGGATACCCATCTCACGTTCAAAGTGCCTAGAAATGGCGACCTCTTGATGGATGCGTTTCTGGCATTTAATTTGCCCGACATTTGGAGCACCATGATACAGCCTGCGACGACACAGGACAAATGGAAGAATTATGAATTTCGATGGATAGAGCATATCGGCACAAATGCCATTCGACGGGTTCGTTGTCTCATCGGCGGCCAGGTGATTCAGGAATTTTCTGGAGAATACATCAAAAATATGGTAGAGAGAGATTTTGACAAGAGCAAAAAAGATTTATTTCTTCAAATGATTGGACATGAGCCTGAATTATACAAGCCGGAAATGGCGTATGGTCGACCCAATCGTTACCCCAATAGTTATTACATCAAAGCGGTCCCCACACAACCTCTCGGTATGTCGAATCCTTCTATTCCGGGTCGAACCATCTATGTCCCGCTTCATTTCTGGTTTATGAACTCTTCTAAAATGGCATTACCCATGGTCTCACTCCAATACAACGAAGTCACGATTGAATTGGTCATGCGCCCCATTCGCGAATTGTTCACCATCAATGACGTGACCTCGACTCCTTTTCAAGAATCCCCCGTGAGACCCAACTTTATCAAAGAAGCTCATTCCCTATATCGTTTTTTACAACCACCTCCCTCGTTGCTTTTACGAGAGGCAGACTACGCCAACAAAGCCACCACATGGAACGCAGACGTTCATCTCATCTCTACCTTTGGATTTGTCACGGAAGAAGAGTCCAAGGTCTTTGCGAAAGAAGACCAAACTTATTTAATCAAAACCGTGAAGGAAGACATTGTGCAACAGATTACAGGAACCAACCGTTATCGTCTCGACTCGAATGGATTGTCTTCGAATTGGATGTGGTTTTTTAGAAGGAACGATGTATACGAACGGAATCAGTGGTCCAATTATAGCAACTGGAAATATGACACATTGCCCTACAACCTAGTGGAAGCACCTGTGGACTCGTATATTGTCAATGAAGTATCCTTTGGTCCCGGATTGGACTTTTATGCGAGCGACCTCCAAAACCAGACGGTCGTCGTTACCAATAAAAACTTCGTGTGTGACTATTTTACCAACGAGAATCGAAAGGAGATTATGACCAAGTTTTCCATTATACTGGATGGAAAATATAGAGAGGTTGACTTTGAGTCAGGTATCTATAGTTTTATTGATAAATACAACTACAGTCAAGGACATTCCAATCCCGGATTGTATGGTTATAGTTTTAGCCTCAATACCTCTCCACAAGAATTACAGCCTTCCGGTGCGATTAATCTGAGCCGTTTTAAGACGATTGAACTCGAGTTTACGACCATCTTACCTGAGATTAATCCTGGCTCTGCTTTCAATACCATATGCGACGAAGAAGGAACCATTCTTGGCGTAGAACAAACAGGTAGTTTATACAACTATGACTATAGCCTTTTTTTTACAGAGGAACGATACAATGTGTTGCGTGTCAAAAGTGGATATGCGGCGTTGTTGTATGCGCAATAAAAAAATAACTATACTTATTAATGGCCGAAATAAATCTTAGGTTGCCCTTGAATACCTCTTGGACACCTGCTATCTCAAAAAATGAAGACAATTACAAAGGCACTTGCAAAGGTCCGGGTGACGTAAACATTTCGGTTGAATATTGTGACGTGAAAAGGACAGAGAATGAGTTTATCGTGACAAGTGGTCCGGTCTCGTTAGATGGAACCTCAAAGATAGTGTTGGCTTTTCCACAAGGGTCGTCTAAACAAAACGAGACAAAATATCGAACCATTGAGATGGTGGATTACACCTTTAGTGGGGTATTTACAGAGGTCCTAACGCCCACGCTTACCCTTACCGTCGCAAGTGGAAACATCACCATTCAATATCCAGACAAGGAGGACAATGCGCGTTGGAATCAAACCATTGACGTGACCAAAGATGCTATCATGGGACAACTCAACGAGCAGTTTAAAATGTCCACGTTACAATCCTTACAATCCTTGGTGATTGTCTTTCTTAAAGACGCACTCATTCTTCTTATTTTCTGGGTTCTCTTGCTTACCTTGGGCGCGTGGTTCTCCGTGGATGCTAAACTACTCTATCCGTATGATTTGAATGGATTTCCATTTGTCTCTATTTCGACGGGGACCGACCATAATCTGTCCGTGACCGATGAAACGAGTGGTTCTTATTGCAGTAGCATGAGCGAGGAACAAAAAAAACAAATCGAGATTACGATTAAAGGTATCGACAATGAATATCAAAAGGACCCTACCCTGAAACAAAAGGTCGCACTCTTGAACCCTGTCATGGCGAGTCTATCCGCTTCCTCTATTCCTCGCTATATTTTAACCTTCCATCAGTATTGCAGCACCACCTCCAGCACAGACAACGCCGCATCCGTTTTTTTATATTGGCTCTCTTATCTCATTCTACATCAATATGTGTATATTAACTTCTCGTTGTTTCAAATTCATCAGCTGTTTCATCAAGCTGCTGATATTGTGCCGGAGAAAGGGTTTGCCGTAACCATTTTTGTGGTGTTATTTGCGGCCTTTCTGATGGGGGCTGTCTATGCTACCTATCCCTTGAATCTCGAGGTCCAGAAACAAACCAAAGAATATTTCACCGATTTTCCAACTTCTATCCGTGAAAGTCTTGTCTCGGTTTTGACCCACGTCATTTCATTGGGTTTGTTTTTAGTAGCTCCCTTATTTACCCTCCTCTTCCTCACAGCCTTTATCGGGAATGCGTATGCACTGGTCTCTATCATGTTTAATTCAAATTCAGTAGAATGTATGTTTTTATCCTTTATCACCATCATGACGAGTCTACAGTTTATGTTTGATATGATTGCCCTAGCCTTGGAGGGAAATTTCAAATTCAATAAGGTGTTCCATATGATCAAGGGAATGTTCAATACCACCACGGTAGGATTCAAAGAGATTCTCGTATTTATGGGTTCTTTTTTTGGTATATTGATACCGTTTGCAACCGCTCTACAATTCACTCTCTCCTTTATAGGTTCGTGGTTTGTCTCGGCTGGGTCCTTCTTGCCTCTCATGAACAAGACCTTGTCTACCTTTTCGTTCAGTCTTGTCCTTGCCCTCTTGTATATGCTCGTCTATGATACCGAAAAAATATTGGGGCCTTACTTCTCCTTCATGACAGTAATCATCATCGTATTGTTTTTCGGATTATCTTATATGTCCTAATTGTGATAAAATATATTGTTATCGTATGACCTATATTCTCTATTTTTATATTCTGATAGAATCTATTCTGGTGGGACTCTTTTGTTTATTTCTTTACGGGTGTTTACAGTGGATTAAACCCTTTCTTCTCTTACTCTTTGTATTAGGTGTCTTGAAACATAGTCTTGGTTATGCTTCTGGTTTAGAAAGTCTATATTGTAACTATGGACAAGCATGTAAAGCCTTCAGTCCACTATTTAGGAAAGAATCCTATACAGATAGGGTCATCCTTGAGAGCATGATTGAAGGCGGTGTCTTTGTCTCGGTTGGACTTTTGTTTTATGGTGTTACCTCTAAAGTTTACATCGTATTCCTTATCGGTTTCTTCTTACATCTAATGGCAGAAGTCGCTGGAATACACACACAGTTCTGCGAAAAGAATTGTCGAAGAATCGTCTCCTAAAACAGTATAAGTATTTTACCCTATAGGTATCCAATGTCTCGACCAAGAGTAAGTCTGTGCACCCCCACGTTCAACCGTCGCCCCTTTATCCAGGCCATGGTTCAATGCATCTTACAGCAGAAATATCCGAGACATCTCATGGAATGGATTATTGTAGACGATGGCGCGGACAAGATTGGAGATTTGGTGAAGGATATTCCCTTTGTCAAGTATATCGCACTGGAAGAACGAATGTTACTCGGAAAAAAACGAAACTTCATGCATCAACAGTGCACCTTTACAGAGGACAGCGCGATTGTGGTCTATATTGATGACGACGATTATTACCCGCCGGAACGAGTGTCTCACGCCGTAGATAAACTGGTCCATTCCAAGATGGAATGTGCCGGTTCGAGTGAATTGTATTTGTGGTTTAATGACTTGGAGAAAATGTACAAGGTCGGACCGTATGCTCAAAACCATGCCACGGCTGGGACCTTTGCCTTTAGGCGGTCCCTGTTGAAGACTTGCTCGTATGAAGAAGAAGCCATTCTTTCGGAAGAGAAATATTTCCTGAAAGATTATACCATTCCTATGGTCCAATTGGACTCCAAGAAAACGATTCTCGTCGTTTGCCACAGTCAGAATACCTTTGACAAACATCGGGTGATTCAAAACGAGAGCAAGTATTGTGTCGAAAGCGCCCTCACCATTAAACATTTCATCAAGACCCCAACCCTCTATGCGTTTTATACCCAGGGGATGGAAATCGAGTTGGCCAAGTATAATCACGGAACGATTGCCTACAAGCCTGAAGTCGTGGAAGAATTGAAACGACGAGACCAAGAAGCCCAACAATCTGGACCCCTCTTGCAGTTTACGACCAAGGACGGCCGCACTGTAAAGGTTCACGCGGAACAACTGATGCGAATGTTACAGCAAAAGAGCGAGGAATGTAACGAGCTTCAAAAAGAAAATCATCGTTTGAAAGAACTCAATCGTATCCTCATTGAAAGTAAGCGCCCAGCCTAGCCAACTCGGTATCACTCAAGATGTCTTTCTCAAAACGTCGTTGGTAGAGTTCACGCTTGCTCATGTTTAGGCGAGCACACAGCATACGGATGAACGTCTGATTGTTGTATTCATTGCTGTATTTGGTCAAAATCTTGGTGAATCTATATTCTTGGATTCGCTTTGGAGAAGTGGACAGATTCACGTATAAATGATAATTATGTAAGATTTTCATGTAATACGTCATTTCATTGTAAATCCATAACTGTTTTTGAAAACTAATTCGGTCGTAATAATCTCCCATACAAATGTTCTTTAGAAAGCTCTCATAAAAGGTATAATCTTTCTCATTCTTGAGAACATCAATAATATTTTCATGAAACAGGAGAGATTGAGTTGCCTTTTCGGTTTCCATCACCGTATCTTCCACCATTTCCTTTTTCATTATTTTTTGAATACATCCTTGAACATTCATCTCATGTCGGTTCAGTTGATTCTCCAATGGTGGTTTCAAGGTCATCACATTCGATAGTTTCATGATTTCCTTGATTTTCTTCTCGTGAACATTGGACCCACATAAGATGATGGAGAAATGTCTCGTCTTCTTCTTCTTATCCTCTTGTTTAAATTCCTTGAGCAATAAGGTTAAAAACTTTTTTTCGTGTGTGTGGATAATATCAATGTTGTCAATCACGCAAATACATTTGTGGTCAATGGTATGTAACATGTCCAGGATAGAGGGCTTCATTCGCTTCAAGATATCGTCATAGTCTTCGATATCTTGCATCGAGACAAAGAGGGTATTCGGTAAGTTTTTTAATAGGGTCGTCTTTCCAGAACCTGAAACACCCATTAGATAAATGGGTTTCGAAGATTTTAAATACAACTGAAGTTGTTCCATCTAGGCAATTATTCAAGTTTGCTTTAACTAAAAACCATTAGGTCATTCTTAAAAACAAATATTCGTGTCATTGGTAATTCCATCCCAGGATACGCCACACTGATTCCCCCATTCCTTCTTTTTACACATCCCACTGAAAGGCCCGGTCCCTTTCACATTGTAAGCAGCGTTTGCCGGGTTAATCATCTTACAGACAGCGCTTGAATTGTTAAAGATGGCATCGTTCTGTATACAGATACCATTCGCATTTAAACTATAGTAATCTGGACACGTGGATATATTGCCAGGAAATTTTTGTTTTTTATTCATATTGGACAAGATGGTGCCTACAATCGCCAACGTAATCACCAACACGATGATAAATGCAATCAATACGGTCGAGTAAAAGTCCATTAGAATAGAAAAATAAAATATAATATATATAAAGCCATGACCTACAACGGAAGAGTGAATCTCTTTCAATTACCCAGTGGTACGCCCCTCTTTTTACAGGAAAAGGTGTGCACGGTTCAGAAAACCAACTTCTCCAACGCCATGAAATACAGTCTCGAAAATACGCATCTCTCGGTAACCTTTTTTTCGCCAGAGAACGTGACTCTCTTGGAAAGTGGCATTAAAAAGGAGGTCTATCGTCTATCCAATCAGACCCACCTGATTGACAAACAAGACTACGACCAGTTATACATGATTATGCGAAGCCTCTTTTTGGAACATGCGAGACATCAAGAGGGGAATATCCCTAAACAAATTGAAGAACTGAACCGACGCGTCATTGATTACTGTGCGCCTCGCATCTTGACCGAGATTGTGAGTTACATTCACTATAAAAAAGATATATCTACTCTGGTTGTCCCGCTAGACAAACCTAAATCTGTATCTAAAGACAAATCGATTGAATTCAAGCGATTCTTTTAAGTTAAAGCAAACCTTTCAGGATGACAAGTTCCTTCTTCCACATGTCCTCAATTGTCGTCTCCATAATCTTCTTATGTTCTAGTTCCTTCTCCTGAAATTGTCGTTTCAATGTCTCGACATTTTCTTTACAGACGCTATCCATGGTCATCTTGATGAGATAACGGAAGTCGTCCATCGGAGTATATCCTTTGGTGCGAAGCAATCCACGAATTTCGTCAGTGGTCTTACGTCGCAGGTCAATCGTTTCCTCCAGTAATTCCGTAATGTATTTAAACTTATTGCTCAACAAGACAATCTCTTCTTGAAGTGCTGCCAGAAGATAATCCTTTCGTGTCTGATAATAGGGCAATCGAACCTCGATAAACTCGTCACATATTTCATGGACCTGATGGTAATGGACCAATTTCTCGTGTTGATTAAACAGATTCATGTTGTTGGTCGACAAGTAAGTGTAAAGCTTCAGTGTTTTACAGAGTTCTTCTGGCTCTTGCTCCGCCTGCGTCGTGAGCTTAATCAGGACTTCTTTGTCCGTAGACAAATCCTTGTATTCTTTGAGGACGCCTTCGTCCACCAATTTTTCCAGATGAAGAATGTAATCCTCGTTCCATGTGCCAATCGGAAGTTCGGTAATCTCTACCTTGTTCTGTTTCTGGACAAAGACTCCCTTGCTGATAAACCTCTTGTCGTTTTCCCTCATGATGGACCCTTTGAATCCTCGATAGTAAGGCACAAAGTCCGTCTGGACCGGCTTTTCATCAAGCTTGCCAAGAATGTAGTCAATCAGTTGAGTCGGATGATAACAAAGGATTTCCGAACTGAATCCTGTGCCAATACCGCGCGAACCGTTGACCAACACCATCGGTAGAATCGGAAGATAGAATACCGGTTCTACCTTCGAGCCATCGTCGTCTAAATAGTTCAAGATGGGGTCGTCCTGAATGGAGAAGATGGTCCTTGTAATCTTTTCCAACTTCGTAAAGATATACCTCTCGGACGCACTGTCCTTGCCGCCCTGTAGACGTGTTCCGAACTGACCGTTTGGACTAAACAGGTGAATGTTATTGGACCCCACGAAATCTTGCGCCATGTTGACAATGGCACCATTCAAGCTGGCTTCTCCGTGATGGTATCCACTGTGTTCCGAAACATAGCCACTGAATTGCGCCACCTTGATTTCCTGTGTCAAGTTCTTTTTGAAAGCACTATACAGGATTTTCCGCTGAGATACCTTTAGACCATCCATCAGGTTGCAAATAGACCGGTCGCAATCGTATTTCGAGAAGTGAATCATTTCTTTGTTGATAAACTCGCTCACCGAAATCTTCTTGTCTCGGGTATCGACCTTCAGGTCTCTCTGATAACTCGAGAGCCACGTCTTTCGCTCGTCCGCCTTTTTCTTGTTAAACAACATATCCATGGTGGACGTATCGTCTTCATGGGCGCAGAATTCGACAATCCTCTTTTCTTTAAAATACTCTTTGAATTCGGCGCCCGTGCTGGTTCCCAAACCCTTGTAATACTTAATCTTCCATCCCGAGTTTGACTCTTTCCATTGGTCGTAGTCTTGCTCGTTGTAAAAGCACAAGGTCTTCGGTCCCTTGGATGCCTTGAGGATGGGTGTATTCATAAACCCCATGAATCCTTCGATACGCAAAAGCGACGGCCACAAGCATTCAAAGACATTCATACCCAGTCCTTTGATATGACTACCGTCGAGGTCCTGGTCGGTCATGAAGAGGATTTTTCCATAACGCAGCTCGTCAATCGTCTCATAGGTCTTGCCGATTTCCAGTCCAAGGATTTTCTTGATTTCAATGATTTCCTTGTTCTCATTAATCTTTCGCAACGTCTCCCCTCGCACGTTCAAGAGTTTACCTTTCATCGGATATACCCCTAGAATATTACGGTCCGAAGGGGATAGTCCTGAAAGGATACCTGCTTTGGCCGAGTCTCCTTCACACAAGATGAGCGTGCACTGTTTCGACTGCTTCGTTCCCGCAAAGTTGGCATCGACCAGTTTTGGAATACCCCGAATGGTCTTGGACTTGTTTCCGTCACTCTTCTTGAGCTGCTTGAGTTCCTTTTGCTCCGCCATCTCGCATGCGTTTTCCATGATACCCAGTCCCGCCAACTTTTCAATGAACTTGTCGCTCACGACGCAACTGGTTCCAAACTTGGCCGAGGGTGTCGTGAGACACTCTTTGGACTGACTGTCAAAGGACGGGTTTTCAATCGTGCAGTGGATAAAGAGGGTCATGTGTTCACGTAAGATAGAGGGTTTAATCTCCATCTTTTTCTTTTTCAAGATATACGCTGTCAATTTCTTCAAGATTTGTTGAAGGAGATAGTCCACATGTTTGCCTCCCTTGTAGGTAAAGATACCGTTGACGAACGAGACCTGTCGAAACTCGTCGCTGAGACAAGCCACGTAACTCCATCCTTCCTGTGCCTCGGCTACCTTGTCGGCCTCGCTATACAAAGAGACGTATTGTTGAAAGTCCTTGACCTCGACCGGGACGTCGTTGTATTTCACCTTGACCTCCTTGCTCGTGATACCGGCAATATCATAGACGCGGCGCTGAAAGAGTGACACCATGGTAGCCGTCAGCCCTTCCATCCCCAGGCGTTTGTAGTCAGGCTCGAAACTCACTTGGGTATAGGGTTTCTTGGAACAGGCAACCACCTTGGGTGGATGAATGACATCTAGATTCTTCTCAAAGACCTGCGTATACTTTAGTTTCCGACCTGAGTCTACGGTTTCAATCATACCCCACGTCGACCAAATCAGAACCAATTTGAAGCCAAACCCATTCTTTCCGCCGGTTGTTTTCTGTTCTTCCTTGTTGTAATTCGTAGAGGTTCGCAAGTGAGCAAAGATAAGCTCTGGAATCCACGTATCATACGTCGGGTGTTTTTCCACGTCAATCCCTTCGCCATTGTTCAACAAGGTAATGCGGTTGTTCTCAATCGTCACCTGAATACTCGTGACCACATCTACAGCAGGATTCGTCTTTTTCTTCTGTTGGGTCCTCACCACATGGTCGCGGCAATTGACCATCCCTTCATCAAACAATTTGAAGAGTGCCGGATTGTAGTCCACTTCCTTGGAGACAATCTTTCCATCCTGAAACACATACAACTCAGCACGCTGCATGTCCACCGACCCAATGTAGGTGTCCGGGTTGTCCAGGATGTGCTCCTTGTCGGTTTTCTTCTGGTAGTTTTGTGCGAGAGACATTTTATATGTGTGTAACTACAATTTAAATTATCCTTCAATTTTATACTATTACTAGATGAGCAATTCAAATAGTAAGGATAAATGTAAAAACAAATGCGACGTAATTACATTTTCAGAGAATAAAATGTCCACCAAAATGTTGCAAGCGATGATGTTAAAAATGGGGGCAGGAAAAATCAGTTACCACAACAGTCGAACCAAGAGCACGCATAGAACCATTCTAAGTCTCGATTATGTCGAGAATCGTTTGTTGTTGTTGCGTTTCAGATACAAAATCTATTACTATTACGTGAGCTCCCTCTCCAACATTAACCGTGACCTCTATTCCAGGATTTTACAAATGTTAGATACACTGGTGGCTCAATTGACTACAGACGAGCGTAACTTTGTCTTTGCCATACCTCCCCCTGAAGAACCTATACCTGAAATGTTTGAAGAGTCGGGTATCGTCTTCAAGGTTGTCGTAAAAAGAATTGTTGGATTTTCTCATTTTATCATTACCAACATAAAGAGCAATTACATTTTTGAAACGGGTCTGGTTTATACCTTTGACCTGTCGGACTCGACCAATCTAAACACGGCGTTTTGTCTCTCCCTCCAACAGGATGGCGTTGCGTATGACTGTAGATATCACTTGACCCCAGGTGAGCCGGGAGCAAACATGAAAGTATTTCTCTCTATAAACATTCAGGTCACTCGTCTATACGTGTTTAATCGAGATGAACCCATTGCCTCGATTCGTTATGAACAATGGGGATATTCGTATGACTCCATCTTTGTAAACCGAGACAAACTTGTCTATGATAATGTGGTGGTGTCATCGTTCCGAACCTTCGATACCTCTTATCTTAAATTTAACGTGTTTGAATGGTATGGTCCAAAAATAATGGTAGACCCCTATGTCTCTTCCGACCCAAGTGAATCGTCGAACCCAGTCTATCTCTATAAAAATAATTACATGTATAAGCTTGGCATCGGAGTGTATTACATTTATCTTCACAACTATTATTCGATTGCGTTTATAACCAAAAACAATAGCACCTTTGGAATTTCTTCTCAATACAACCGAGGCGTGAAATCGTTAGATGGTTTGTTTTTGGCAGGGGAAGGATTGAACGGCGATTACGCGTTTCATTCAGGAATGATACGTCTCACGATTCTAGGACCTTTTGACCCGGTTACCTTGTATAATGACAAGTATGGTTACATGAGAGGATTATTCATGATACAATATAGTCCAACGAGTTTAGTGACCGCTGCTCCCGATGACTTTATTTCTACAAACACGGGCTCTCGTTATGGGTTGGACTCGCAAACCATAGTGAGTCCAAGCCCATTCACCTTTCAAAACATACCCTATGCTTCGGAAAACCGATTTGCCTTGGCCAAGGGCATGTACACCGTCTACAATACCACCAACACACCCATCACTCTTCTGAATACAGGTAAGACAGAATGGATTACGATAGAAAGTCTTCCAAATCAGGTGCGTAACGGTGTGGCAATAACAACCGCAACGATAGGGATAGGACCCAAAGGAGAAGAATGTGCTTTTTATTATGGATCCGTCATCATTCGAGTCTATGGAAATTTTGGAAGTTGTTCTCTGTATAGCCCTCGCAAAGGTCGAACCGATGGAGGCTATCGTGGAGGACATGGACTTTTACTCTATGACGAGACCTTTACCAATGTGCCTTCTTACACGGGACGAGGCTTGATTCCTCCTATCCTATCGTCTACGAATACAACAAGCACCCTTGCGATCGAAACCTTTAAACCAAGTTCGGTCGTCGAACTTACCCTGGCGAGCTATACGTTGTATTTAGGAGATGTATACATAGGAGCCACCAAATATGGAAATTCATCTACGAGTGATATGCGTTACGTATTGACCCCTAAAACCTACTTCTTTGTCTTTCAAGGAACCGTGACGCTCTATGGCACAAGTGTGATAGAAAATACATATACCCTAGGTATTACAAGTTACCGGATGGTCAATAACATACCCACCTTCCCCATCTATCGACATGCGTCAAATCAGACAACCGCGTTTTATGTCAAGGATACCATGAATCAAGACTTTTGTATTGTTCACGAACAAGGAGGCAATAAATATACATTTTTTATGACCTATCAAACATCTTAATTCAAATTAATTTAATTTCTTGTTCTATGCTATATGACATTCGACAAGAAATACGGAACACGCGCAGAGGTGATGCATGGAGTTGCGGAGATGACCACAGGTCGTCGTCGTAAATCTTATTTCTTTAAGAATAAACACGGAGAGATTGTCTCGAAGAAGCTCAGTCTTCTCGCCAAGAAGGAGAAACGCCTGGAGAAGGCTGGATACTTTACGCGAAAGGGAGTATTCGGAGCATTTAAAAAGGATTCCAAGTCGGCCAAGAAGGCTAAAAAGGCCAAGACGGTCAAGCGAAAGCTTTAAGCTCTGCGCTTAGACTTAGATTTTGACTTCAATTTCCTTCGTTTAAAATACTTAACCCTTTTGCGTGATTTGACTAAGGGGTCCCGTCGCACACTCCCGCCAAACTTTTTCATCGCACAATCTATCTGGTTCATTCGATTGTAAAGATGTTCGGGTCCATCCGAATCAGTATATTTTTTATAGGTGCAGCTCATATAAATAGTCATGAGTTAAAAAAGGTGATTTAATTTCTAGGGAAACACAAATGAACGATTCTCAGAAATTACAATTACATGAATTGATGAAACAAAACAATACCATCGACAACACACAACTCATTCGTGACCTAAAACACAGTGTTTTGTTGAGAGAAAACATTCAACGTATGATGGACCTGAAGCATACCGTTCAAGAGCCTGAACTCAAAAATCGGTGCCAAGAAGAGTGTTATTTTTTGTATGAAAAATATACCGCCCTTTATCATCGTCTTTACAAGAATCGCGTGGACATGTCCATCTTAGATACCTTTCTCCAGGTATTGTCCAAGATTGAAGACGGTGTCTGCACCCAACAAGAGGCTTCTTTTGAAATCGGGACCCTCTTGAAACAGTTATACGTAGACCCTGAACTGGAAAAGAAAGGACCCACGTTTAAGGTGTCCAAGAACATTCAATGGCAAGAGTATAAACAAACGGTCTTATCTTCTACTAGATGAACTTGGTCATTGTAGAATCTCCTTCTAAATGCAAGAAGATACAATCTTTTTTAGGGAAGGGGTATAAAGTGATTGCGACCTCTGGACACTTTCGAACCATTCCGTCACTGACCCATATCAACCTAGAGACGTTTAAAATCAAATACGAGACCACGAAACCGAAAGTGGTGACCCTATTAAAGAAAGAGGTGGAAGCAGCCAAGGAAGTGTTCCTTGCCACAGACGATGACCGGGAAGGAGAGACCATTGCTTGGCATGTGTTGAAAACATGTAAACTACCCAAGACCACCAAAAGGATTCTCTTTCACGAAGTGACGGAACGGGATATCACTCGTGCCATGTCCGAACCCACGGTTCTACGCATGAACCTCGTCTACAGTCAAATCGCACGCCAAGTATTGGATGTGTATATCGGGTTTACCGTGTCACCCATGTTATGGAAATACGTGGGTCATACTCTCAGTGCGGGTAGATGTCAGACACCCACGTTGCGACTTGTGGCCGAAAGAGAACGAGCCATCGAGTCGACGATTCACTCCAATACCTTTGTGGTGAAAGGGGTGTTTACCAATGAACGTATACCCTTTCATTTTTCCCGTAGTTTGTCTCAAGAAGAATCCATTCCTTTTCTGGAAGGATTGGATAGGTATCCATTTACTTTGTCTCCACCCGAGGCAAAAGAGGTGTCCGTGCCTCCGCCTAAAATCCTGGTCACCAGCACCTTGCAGCAAGCCAACCTCGGGATGTCGCCGCAGCAAATCATGAAATGTGCTCAAACCCTTTACGAAGAAGGCTATATTACCTATCTTCGCACGGACCATGCGGTGTATAGTGAAGACTTTTTACTACAACTCGCATCATTTCTGAAAGAAGATTATGAAAGACCTCTCGTCAAGCAAGGCGCCGGGGCACATGAAGGTATCCGCGTGACTCAATTGTCGGTAACCGAGACAAAACTAGATGTCTCTACCGACAAACTATACCGTTACATCTATCAACGCACCTTACAGAGTTGTATGAAACCCGCGCGCATGCTTCATACGACCTTCAAGATTTTCTACAAAGAAGATTATTTTTATTATACGTCTATCCAACCCATCTACTGTGGATGGAAACATGAACCCGATGGCAAGGATTGGTCTAGCTATTTACGGTTTTTAACTCAGGTCCAGTGCAAACAAGTATCTATAGAAGAAACCACGCATCCTTTGTCTCACTGGACCGAGGGGCATCTCATCTCTGAATTAGAAAAGCGGTCTATCGGCAGACCCTCTACGTATAGTCATCTCTTGGATACAGTTCAAGACAGAAAGTATATCACCAAGGGTAAAATCAAACGTGCACCCATCACGCTTTGGACCTATGAATACAAAGAGGGAATCGTCACCTCTTCTTCGAAGGAAGTCGAAGAAGAAGAAACCAATCGTTTGACCGTCACCCCACTTGGCCTAAAAGTGGAAGCCTTTTGTTATACCTATTACGAAACCCTATTTAACTATGACTATACGCGAATGTTAGAATCGAACCTCGACCAAGTGGAGCAAGGTATCAAAGAGTGGACCGCCGTGGTTCAAGAATGCGTGACACATCTTTCTTCGATATTGATTGATATGCCTTTGAAAAAATACGAGAGTTTATATGTAGGTATACACGAAAAAACACCTCTTCTTATCAAGCATGGTTCTCATGGATATTATCTGGAACATCAAGGTGTCAAGCGAGCCCTTCAGTCGTATGAGAAAGTGGACTTGATAGAAGATTGGATTACCCAGCAAGCGGTTCCACCCGAAGAGATGGAAGGATTGATTGCCTTTTTGAAAACAGAAAAAACACTCCTTACCATTACCGACAGTTGGAGCGTTCGTTCAGGTCCACATGGTCGTTATTTATTTTTCAAAGCAAAGACCATGAAGAAGCCCAAGTTTTATGCGTTGCCGGCAGAATATACCGACTCTACTGCCGAAGAAATAGAAGCTTACATTCGAAAAAAATATAAGACGATATAATACATGGAAAAGGAACCCAAAGATGGATTACTCGATGCAATCAAAGATGTATTGCGAGAGAAAGACGCACAGAAATCAACCCCTATTTTTGTCTCTCTCTTGGTGATAGGTGTCTTTGTCAAAATGACCTTGGCTTATGGTTTGACCTCGGAAGATGGGTCCACGGGAGAAGCCAATGCGCTCATCTGGGGATACGGTATTGCCGTGTTCTCTCTCTTGGGTATTATTTTTGTCAACATCAAAAAGGGTTCGGATGACTGGAACTCGCTCCAACGTTTGCCATGGGCACTATTATTGACCATCGTGTTGATGATGTGGATGATTGCGTTAAATGTGAAGTATTTTACGGCGATTAACAAAAAGGCCGTTCCACCTGAATACTTCTTGTGGTCTTACTATTCTTCCATCCTAGTCATTTGTCTCATCTTTTTTTCGGTGATACAATATTTACAAAAGGGTCCAGGCAATGCTCAGCTCGCCAGCTATACAGCCATCTTCGCATTCTTCGACGTCCTTCTGGTAGGTATCCAGCAAATTGTATTGGATTGTTTCTATGTAGACGGATAACACTCTATTTTACACGTAATCCCAATCGAGTGGTCATTCTCCCATACACCCGAGACTCGAAGATAGAGTCGTGGATTTTTCACGTAAGCGCCGTGATGACGTATCAGGGTTGTGTTTGGATGATTGTAGACGATTTCCTTTTTGACATGTTTTTTGAGTGCCCCCAATATGTTCTGTTCGATCGTGCGTAGTTGCTCTTCACGATAGGTAAAGGTATATTTAAACGACTTGTCGTCTTCCTTCACGATGGTGGTTTCTGCATCGAGTAAAATATACAACGTATGGATAATAAAGATATGGGTATTGTATTGAAGTTTATAAAACTTTTTATAGCTAGAAAACTTATTGGGAATCGGAAGATAAAACGAGATTTGTTTATAATTTATCTGAGATGGATGATGATAGAGGTTCATTACCTCTATTTCGTCATTTGTATTTATATGTTAAACAGATTAAAATATAAATAAACCACTTGTGTTTCGTATAACGATGGAGAATTCCATGATACTCTTTGGATTAGACCAGTCCTTGGTTTACGAAGAAGCCCTTACGACGTTGCGTAAAAAGAGTCCTTCCCAATTACACTACAAAAGAAAATGCGTATTGGACCTTCAAGGAGAAACCTATACGTTTACCATGAGTGACATTCATTTTGAGATTGATTTCGAGAGAGCAAACATATCGCAATCCATATGGACCGACCTCTATATCAAGATAAAGGAAATTATACAGATTAAAAACAAATTGACCCTGTTGTGTTGCCATTTTCATTTAATCGACCCCGACTTACTCTCGGTCTTTCATACGTATATGCGAGAGACAAACATTACCTATCTATTTTTAACCAAACATGTCTCGTATTTCCCTTCGTGTATCAAAGAGATTTGTCTCCTCGTGCCGGTCCACACAGAGACGGTCTCTGCCTATGACGCGCACCATGTCACTCGTTGTCAAGCAGTCGTCGACTATATTCTGAACCAGGAATATGATTTGACTAGTGCAAGAGAGCTCATCTATAAATGGATGATTTATAATCTTGATATTTATGACTGTATCCAATACGTGTATGTTGAAATCTTTAGGCGAACACGGGTCGAGCTTCCCCAAGAAGATTTTCTCCTTTTCATGACAAATTACAATACCCGGTATCGGTCTATTTATCATTTGGAATATTTTATTCATGCTTTGAAACGTAGGGTTTCCAAGAGTTGGTCAGCCGTCAAGCGTCATTCACTCGAGTGATACGTTTCGCGGATTATCATCTTCTTCGCGTGCATCGCTGTTTAAAAACCATGTGTCTAGGTCTATGTTTGCGTGACATTCCGTTAAAATACTTAGACGTAGCCGTGGTCTTAGGCTTGCCCAATCTTCGCCGGGTATACAAAATAGAATCAATCAAGTTCTGATAGGCTTTTGGAAAGACGCGTTTGGGCATGTTACTATATAAATATATTTTTTTTATCTTCTTATGAAGATAGTAGAGGCATGTCTCTTGTTACAAATCAATCTACATGAACGGTTTGATATTCCTCTATTAAAAAAGAAATACAAAAAGGCTTGTCTCCTGCATCATCCCGATAAAAAAGGCAATGATACAGAATTCATACGCGTGAAAGAAGCTTATGCGTTTTTGCTGACTCGTCCTGAGGATGAATTTATGGATACCATAGAAGAAAAGCGGTGGCGTCTGTATGCCTACTGGTTGTCTCGTCTCGAAAATCCTCTCTTACATCAATATGTCATACAACCGATTCAACGACACTTGTCTAGCTACAAAACCTATGTCCTCGAGCCTACGCTTGAAAACATGTTGCGCAAGGACGTCTATTATTTAGAAGAAGAACAACTCTACATTCCCTTGTGGCATCAAGAATTGACGTTTTATAAAAAGATACGCGTCATCCTGAATCCAAAACTAGGCAAGGCAATGATTGACGAGGATAACAATCTATATGTCGCGATAGAACCCTCTGACACTTGTCTCCGTTTTGGAGGCATAAGTATTTTAATCACAAAAGAGGATAAAAAAAGAGGTCGTATCCTTCAACAGGGGATACCACGTCTTTCAGAAAAAATATATGATGTAGAACATTTAGCAGATATTATTATTCAGGTATAACTTACCTTGACTTATACTGCGGCTGGAGCCTTTTTCTTGCTTACCTTTTTCACTGGCTCAGCTGCTGGCTCTGCGACGGTCTCCGCCACCGGTTCTACGACAGGGTCAGGTTGCGACTCGGGGGCTGGCTCTACGACCGGCTCGACAGTTGCCTCAACCGGTGTTGGTGTTGGTCGAGGCGCCTCGTCCTCTCCATCACTTCCATAGCCGCTCTCCTGTGTAGGAGAAGCAGACATCGACAATCCAGGAATGTAGCACTTTCCCTTCTCAAAAGTCTCAGGTGGCTTCACCGCACACTGACTCAGCTTCCAGGTGACACCAAACTTAGTGCCGGTAATCCAAATACCTCCACACATGAGAGTGCAGCAGACATTGCTTCCCTTTTGAACCACTGCTTCGGGTCCTTGACCGTTGTCATTGGGGAAGATTTGATTGCTTTTGAGGTCATAGACTTCGAACTTGGGCTGACCATCCCAAATCGGAAGCTTGATTTTGAGAGTTGGCTCACGGGTCTTGTCTAGGCTTCCGTCCATGAGGTCTTTGTTCTTGGGATACTTGAGCATAGGAGTCCAGAACGCTTGAACCACCTCATCTCCGTATTTCTTCCCAAACCAATCCCTCGAATTGATGGCAGCATCTTGGACAATCTTCTCCTCCATCTCCATCATCATTTTCTTCAGTCCACGGGTCGCCTCCGTCTCGAACTCCTCTCGCGGGAACTGAATGTTCATATCATACGACGTCGTTCCGTCATCGTTCTTATGTTCGTTCACTCCGTAGGTCAGCATCATCGGGGTGTGAATCATCAGAGAACGGCGCGTGGTCGAATTCGTAATGTTGATACTCTTACCTCCCTTGGTATTTACACGAGGCTTTCCGTAAACCATCTGGGTCATTGGTGCGAAGTTGCTAGCGTTTACAATGAGGGAAGACATTTTACTTATAACACTAAGGCCTTTCCTTTAAATCAATTTTTATTTTATTACCCCCAAAGATTGAATGCGTCAGGAAAAGATATTAGAATAATCGGTTAAATATAAATCCTACTGTTATATCATGACCCACAAGATTCGAACGTTTCATGATTTTAATTATTTGAAAGAACGCAATTATACTGTCAAGGATTTAAAAGAATTGTATCTTTTGTTCAAGCTAAAATGGAAACAACGGAAGAAACTCGACGTCATGGATGACCTCTATACGACGTTACGAGACAACTCTTATGCGTGCATGATACAGAAATATTGGAGACGATACATGGTGGTATTGTTTCATCGAAGCCAAGGACCCGCGCGGGTAAATCGTTCCTTATGTAACAATGAAGAAGACTTTCTAACGACCGAGTCGGTTCAAACCATAAACTATCGTTCCTTTATTAGTTTCACGGAAGACGACAAGTTTATCTATGGATTTGAGGTGGGGTCAATCTTTACGTTGTTGGATAAAAAGATGAACTACAATCCTTATACACGTAAACCGTTTAGCCCTGAGACCACGAGACAAATCGAAAAGCGTGCGTTGTATAATCGACTGTTGTTTCCGTCCGAGAAGGTGATTGAGAGAGTGTTAACCTATGAACAGAAAATCATCGGATTGTTTCAGAAAATGGATACACTTGGCAATTATACACAAAGTGAATGGCTGCTTCGACTGAACGAGGTTCAACTCAAACGATTTATTTTTGAACTATATGATATCTGGGAGTATCGAGCCCATTTATCGAGTCAAACCAAACGCCTCATCTGTCCTCCCAATGGAACGCCTTTCCACAATATACCGATGATGGCGCTAGAAGGTTCACATCCTCCCTTTGAGATTTTAAAACAATATGTTTATTCGATACTTTATGATTTATTGTATCGTTCCAATCAAACTGAATATCAAATCTTGGGGGCTTATTATATTTTGTCCGCACTCACCTTGGTCAGTATGCAAGCAGCGGACGCATTACCTTGGTTGTATGAATCGGTTCTTTGAAGTGATATAACTACTCTATTTTTCTATTTTCTTTTTTGTTTCCTTTATCGAGTTGAAATAATTAAAAGAATTAAATTACCGTAAAAATGAATATAAAAAGAATGCCTATGGTTATGTATAATGTCCGCTATCAAAGAGCCTAAGTCAAAGCAAACCAAGCCTAAGGCCCCAAAGAGTGTTCCAGTGGAAGTCCCAGTCGATGTTCCTCCAACCCCTGTTCCTACCCCTGTTGCGCCTGAGCCAGTTAAGACTGACCCAGTGACCCCCGAGGTGACCCCCATCGGCGATGTGTTCGCCAACCTGAATCGTTCCCTGGTCGACCTCACCGTTCAGCTGAGTGCGCTCAAGATGGAGGTGAAGCTGGTGGAGAAGCACGTGTCCAAGGAGCTTCGTATCCTCGACAAGCTCAACGCAAAGAAAAACAAGAACAAGGGCAATCGCGCACCTAGTGGGTTTGTGAAGCCTACCAAGATTAGCGATGAGCTTGCGGTCTTCCTCGGTCGCGAGAGTGGCACCCTGATGGCTCGCACGGATGTGACCAAGCAGATTACTGCCTATGTCCGGTCCAACAACCTTCAGGCCAAGGAGAACGGTCGTCTCATTCTTGCTGACGAGAAGCTCAAGAAACTTCTCAAGTATGACGAGAAGACCATCACGGACCCTACTCAGCAGCTGTCCTATTTCAACCTGCAGAAGTACCTGTCCTGCCACTTCGAGAAGGCGGTCCCTGCTTAAACCATCTGTAATGCTATAAATGAATTATAAAAAACAATCATTTTTATTTTTATCTTTGACTCGAAAGATAAAAATACTTATTTAACCGTAAATCTCAATATCAAACAAACTCATCGATAGGTTCTCCATCTTGAATACCTTCAACTTTTTCAATACATCAATAAATTCCTTGGAATTGTAAATACTTTGTATGTATTGATGAAACAAATAAAGGTCCTTGTTGGATTTCGAAAAGTTCAACACGGTTTCATTGTGATTGATAAACCAATTCATGGTGGGTTGATAGTGAAACATTAAAATACTTGTGATGACATAATAACAAAAACCATTGGTTTCTTCTTTGTAGGGAACGACTCGTCTTTTCAGCAAGTCCTCGTAGGTGAGGCCATGTAAGGATAAGTAATTTTTCATTTGTATCATCGAGAAGATGGTTTCCATCGAAAGATTCAACACAAAAATCTTTTCAAATTCCTGAAACGTCATGTCGGTTTTCATGAAGAACGAGACAAACGCACAATTCAGTGTTCTTGCCCAGTATTCACATACACTTTCGAACAAGAGATAATCACTTTCTACCTTGAAGATGGACTTTAACATTTCCTTGTATTGGGTTGTATAGGTCTCTGAAAATTCTAAACAAAACAAGTGAAAGCATTCATGAATAAAGACCTTTAGAAATTCTTCTTTTCGATAAATGACGAGCTCCTTGTAGCTCTCGGTATACCCGCTGTTCAAGTGATCGGGGATGGCGCGACCCTTTATCTTCTCCGCGTCACTTAGAATTAATTTTAAACGAAACTCTCTTGTTTTGGTAAGCGTATTTTTGCAACACAACGCAAGCACTACATGGATAAAAAAAAGAAATCGGTCTAAATCAAAGGATGCTTCTGCCGCATATATCTCGATGTCAAACGTAAATCCATCTATTTTGGTCATCACATGATAACTTTGAAAGATGGTTTGTTTTATCTCAGTCTGAACCGTGGGACCTACAAACTCCCCCTCGACCCAGGGTTGTTTCGATATTTTCATGACCGTGCTCTCCTTCTTTGCGCTCACAGCTTTGCATAAATGCGAATAAATCAATTTCATGAAATAGGGGTCCTGAATGTTCATGCCTTTCAACAGAGAGACGTATTTTTTTAAAATGAAACTGATGTTTTGATTACTCTTGGATGTTAAATTGTCGTAAGACCTCATTGTATTGTGAATTGTGGTCATATGCTATACTATAGAAAGATAATTATCCGAACTTTGTGCCCGGAGCCTCCATTACAATCGGTTTGCTTTTCTTGGTGCGAGGCTTCGTCTTTGTCTCAGGTTCGGTCTTTGCCTCTGCCTTAGATTCGGCCTTTGGCTCACTGTCTATTTTTGAAGACTTCGGCTTCGTCTTCATCTTTATCTTACTCTTCTTGGGCTCAGGTTCCGTTGTGATTCCCAGATTACTTTCTAATTCAGAGACATCTAAAAGAGCTGGTGTCGATGGCTTAGATTCGGGTGCGTTCAGGTCCACTTCTACTTCCTTTGTCTCAGCTTCCGGTTCAGGTTCAGGTTCTGGTTCAGCTTCTGGAGCATTCAGGTCGACCTCATTCAAGTCCATTTCCTTTGTCTCGGGTTCTGGTTCGGGTTCTACCTTTGTCTCGGCTTCGGGTGCGTTCAGGTCGACCTCATTCAAGTCCACTGGTTCTTCCTTTGTCTCGGGTTCAGCCTTGGACTTCTTCTTGGACTTCTTCGCGGTCTTCTCCATCTTTGGAGCGTCTGGGTCTGACTTAAATTCAAGAAAGAGAGAGGGATTGGTCTCATACTTTTCAAACAAACACAACGTCCCTTTCTCAAAGGTAGACAAGTCAAAGAAGGGTTCCTTTTCTTTGGTGAAGCGCTCGTATACGCCCAACTTCTGCACGACCTTGTCATTTTTCACAGCGTAAACATAACAGTAGACCAGGTCTTTGATTTCCTCGTCTTGTATGGTTTTGCCGGGAGAAATTTGAAGGATATGGTCATAGACCGAGAGCTCATACAAGTCACTCTTGATATTTTGGTCTTCCTCCTCGATTTCGCTGAGCAAACTCTCATATCGTTTTGGAGAAATACGTGAATCCACTGAACTTGTCATTGTATAGTATAAGTAATTTATTTTAAATGAAAACAATTTTATTCAATGAATCCAAGGAAACCCTTTTACTTGATATATTCTTCCATGTCCATGCACTTGTATCTCATTTTGGATGTAATCGAGGGATGGTTCTGAATGGTTAAAAATAGACGATGAATGGTATCCAGGTTTTTATGGAAGGCCAAAAAGTCAGATGTCTCCCTGAAAATAATAGCCACCGAAGACAACATCTTCTCACACAAGTCTTTCCCTTCTTCTTCCAAGAGCCCAACAATTTTTGTCTCGATTAACATACACAAGTCTGCTACCTGGTCCATGTTGCCAATGTTCTTTTTCATCAACTGAATAAAAAAGGTAAGATTCGAGTCTAGGCGGTCAATCTCTTTCACGTAATCACAGTATCGGTCGTAGTCTAGGTTGGGGTCCACATAGGTTAAACGAGACAAATCCGAGAAATAGATTTCATAATGTTCTTGGTAGATATCATAAAAGATTTTATTCACCGTGACCAATTCACTGTATAAGTTTGAGAAGAGCACACTATAAAAGAGGTTTGAACTGGCAATGTTGAAAATGGTATGACTAATCTTGTCCAGGTCCTCTTTCTTTTCTACTGCCCTTACAATATCCATAATCTCTTTTTTTAGTTTTTCATACGTCTTCTCAGTGACCTTGTTCAGTAAATTAATCACTTTGGAGATTTCAGACTGTTTCTTCACAATCACTGTGGCCTTTAAGGGCTCGATGACAGGTATTTGCAAGAGGACCTTCACCTTGTTCAGTATTTGAACCGTCGCCGGGTCCAACGCATACTTGTCGGAATTCATTTGTAACGATAGACCCATAATGGTTTCATAGGTATACATTATAGTATAGGATTATTTATTTTCGTTTATATTATATTATTATAACCTTTTTCTAAGATAAGTCAAGATGTTAGAATGGGAGAAATTCTTCATCACCACCAAGGAAACGGAAGACGTATGCGAGTTTAAATTACCGATTGAATTTGCTGACCCTAAGACAGTGTCTTCGATTGTCCAAAGTGACTTGGAAATGAGCGGACCGACTCCTCTCTATCGACATCTCTTTGACCAATCCTTGCTGATAGAGAAGTGGTCCTCGTTTTATACGACCGATGTAGCCTTTTTGAAAGATAGCCAACGAGTCATCCGTAAAAGCAAATTGACTCCTTATGCGGATCAGGGGTTCCATGAAAAATATAAATCGTTCTGTGCCGAGACAAATTTCATCGACCGTTATCAATACATCGGGTTCAAGCCTATGATGCACATGAACCAGTCTCCTTCGTTCTTACATTGTCTCGGCATGTATAATTTATCTACACCTATCTTCTCTCTTTTGTCTCCGCTCTTTATCTTGGTGATGCCCTTTGTCATCTTGAAACTCAAAGGCATTGAGGTGACGATTGACCAATACGTAGACCATTTAAAGCAGGTCATGAAAACCACTAGCTTATACAAGTTGTTCTGTGGGTTTGATAGTGTCTCTATGCAAGACAAAACGACTGCGGTCGTATCTCTCTTTATCTATTTCTTACAGATTTACACCAACCTTACGGCATGTATGACCTACTACAAACACATTGGACTCATTTATACCTTTATTCAAGATTGTAAGGAACATCTCAACCAGACGGTTTCGACGGCAGAGCTATTACAGAAGAGAATCGTCCAATATGGAACTTATCGACCCTTTTATCAGAAGAACGAAATCGAGTTGGAAAAGATGAGACAAATGGTCAAACATTTAGACCAACTACAACCCGCCACGAGCATCTTTTATAAACTGACCCAGTTAGGCATGTTGATGAATTTGTATTATGAATTTTTCATGAGAGAAGACTATCGAAATACATTGTTGTATTCCTTCCACCTCAATCAATACATTCGGGATATACATACTCTTAAGCAAAAGGTAAAATCGCGCGCGATTCGTCCATGCAAGTTCGGAAAACAAACCGTCTTTGCCGATATGTATTATTTGCCGCTTATGAAAGAAACTACGGTAAAAAATACATTGGACTTGAAAAAGAATCTTATTCTGAGTGGGCCGAATGCTTCAGGTAAAACCACCGTCTTGAAAACGACGCTCATCAATTCTCTTTTATGCCAACAGTTCGGTCTAGGTTGTTTCTCAGACGCGACGATTTGTGTGTATGACTTTTTTCATTCCTATCTCAATATACCCGATACGTCGGGAAGAGACAGTCTATTCCAAGCCGAAGCCCGTCGATGTAAAGATATCCTGGATTGTGTTCTTTTACACAAAGAAAAACGTCATTTGTGTATCTTCGATGAGATTTATTCCGGCACGAATCCGGTCGATGCAGTATCGTGCGCAAAAATGTATTTGTCTCTCCTGAATGAACATAAAGTCTCGATTGATTACCTCATTACGACCCATTTTATCGAACTCTGTAAACACTTTGTCGGGTCAACCCAGGTCGTTAACCAAAAAATGGATGTTCTACAGACCGAAGACAAAATCACCTTTTTATACCGCGTCTTAGAAGGATATTCTACCGTACACGGAGGAAAGTATATCCTGAAAGAAATGAATTATCCGGAGATTCTATTTCGTTAGAACCTAAAGATTATTATATAGGTTATTCACATAATGATGCTTTCTTCAATTCTTGACATTGGAAGCTTCTTTATTGGTATGATTATCAATCTTCTATTGGTCACCTTGATGTGTTATTACTTCAAGAAGAAGTATGAGTCTTTGGAGGAGGCGCAGAACGAACAGGCGAAGTTGCTCTATGACTTGTTACGAGACAGAAAACAATCCACACAAGAGCCTATCAAGTCCGAAGTCATTGAGATTGAGTCGGATGATGAAAGCGAAAGTGAAGATGAAATGGAAATGGAGGAACTCGTAGAGCCCGAAATCAAAGTTCTCACTCTGGATATAGCCGAGACAACGGAGACCAATGATACGTTTACGATGGAGACCTTTAGCTCTGACAATCTTATGGTAGATATTCCTGAATTGATTGTAGAATCTGAACCAGACCTTATTGAGGAGAACGACGATGGGTTCAGTAAAATGAATATGAAACAGCTTCGAGACCTTGTGACGAAAAAGGGGGTCAAGGTAAAGCCTAGTATGAAAAAGAATGAATTGCTGGAGCTGGCTAAACTGTAACTGTCTCTATGAAAAAATATAATACTATACTACACTATACGATGTGGGCAACCGACTATGTTACCAACAACAACGCAACCAATCAATTCCCGGGGATTGTGCAGGATGGTCGCACGTTTACCGTGTATACTCAAGACACGGAGACTTTTAAACGTAATCACGGTATTCAAACCAATAGTGAATACCGTAAGTATTTGATGGATAATGCCAATGAATTGATGAAAATAAATTACAAAACCTCTATTTTAGAAAACAAAACCCCCGTGAATCCACTCGTTAAGCATGGGTCGCCTTACCTCATACGTGGTAGCGAACAACCTTATGGTTATGAGAATACCTTTACCAAAGAAATGTATCTGACGAGACAAATGTTGGACGATAAAAAGCGCCGTCCTATGCAGCGAACGTATATGGAAGATTATACGGGGTCTACGATTTCAGAGTAAGGATGAGATTCAGTATTTCGCCCCAACACGATACACGTGATGACTGCTATCAAGAAAAATAATCCTATCCACATCTCACTATCTCTATCTCTATAAATAAGGTTTAAATGTATTCTTTTTATTTATACAGATGTATCTCAGCATTGATGTAGGTATCAAAAATTTGGCTTATTGTATGTATGACGACACCATTGTCGAATGGAAAGTCATTGAGTTGTGTGACAAGACAGTCAATGCCAATAAACTAAACATGGTCGATTTAAGCAAGCGACTGTTTGAAGCACTGGAAACATTACCTCCACGGTATGACCTGATTTTAATCGAGAACCAGATTGGACAAAATGCCATACGTATGAAGGCCTTACAGGGTATGATTACGTTGTATTTTGTCTCGAAAGGAAATACGGCCATACAATATTGGAACGCGAGTCACAAACTCAAGATGTTTGTTCAGGAAAAGACCACCTATGCCCAGCGAAAGAAGATGGGGGTTGTGGTTACCCGTCAAATCCTAGAGGAAAAATACAAGAACCAACTCGATTATTTTGGAAAACACAAAAAAAAGGATGACTTGTCGGATTGTTTCTTGCAACTACTCGACTACATGAAAAAGGAGAACAAACTAGAGAGCTCCATCTCTGAGTTTCTGGAAACCATTCATATCCAAGTCCCAGAGAAGAAAGAGAAAGAGAAAGAAGTGAAAGTGAAAGAAGTGAAGGTGAAGAAAGAAAAGGTCTAATTAGATTAACTTAAGTGTTCAATGCGATAGATTTAAAGTTATCTAATATATCTATTTCATAGATGGAAGAAATTACCTTGGATAGTATGGACCTCAAACCCAGTTCAGACTTTGGCGGAGGCATCGAGTTTCTATTGAATGACGCAAAGCCTGCTGCAGGTGTCTCTTTTGCCGAAGACATGAAGGAATTTGAGGACATGGGTAAAAGTCAAAGTTTAAAGTTTGAAAATACCACCGGTCCGATTCATCTTGCGCGAGAAACCGTTTCGATGGATACCCACCGACAAACCACCTCGGACGGTTATCGGCATATACAAGAAATCAATGTAGAGGGTGAGTTGAAAAACATTGAAATCAAGACCAAAGAAGAGATGCTAAAAGAGAAATTTCAATATTTACGAAAGTTGGAGACGCTTCAACAAAAGGGTGTGGAGCTGAGCAAACAGTATACGATGGAGAATAGCCTGGATGAGATGCGAGGAGAATACGAATACCAACAGGGCGAACGAGAGCGTAAAAACAGCGTTCAGTTCCAGGGGAAAATGCTCACGACGCTCATTACCGGCATTGAGTTTCTCAATAATAAATTTGACCCGTTTGACATTAAGCTCGATGGTATTTCGGAGAATGTTCAAGAAAATCTTGGGGACTATGATGAAATCTTTAGCGAGCTTGCTGAAAAATACAAGTCCAAGGCAAAAATGGCACCCGAGTTGAAGCTGGCCTTTCAGCTTGCCTCGGCGGGCATTATGGTCCACATGTCCAATACCATGTTCAAGTCTGCCATTCCTGGGATGGACGATATCATGAGACAAAACCCTGACCTCATGAACCAGTTTACCCGCGCGGCGGCAAGCACCATGGAGAAGACCAACCCAGGCGTTAATCAGTTCGTGCAACAGTTTGCCAGACCCGACCCACGGCGAGCCGAGACAAAACGCCCCGAGATGAATGGTCCTGAAAATATCAACAGTATTTTAACAGGACTGAAAAAGACCATCCCTTTGCCTGAGAAGAATGACAGTATGATTAGTTTAGAAGAATTGGACCATTTAGGGGACACTCCCGTAACTCGTAAGGGTCGACGCAGGAGTGACAAGAATTCCATACACATTGCGATTTAATCTAAGATAAAAAATAAGCGTTTTTCGTATAGATGTCTCAGATTAGTTTACTAGACGAAAAGATGAAACATATTCAACGAACCCTTCAACAGTTGGAGCAAGAAAAAGAGATTCATCTTCAGAAACTCGAGACCTGGAAAACAGAACAGGCACGTCTAAGAGAAGAGGAGCTCAAAACACAGGAACTACTCAACGAAGTGAGTGCCAAGCTAAAAGACATGTATGAACTCAAACAAGAGACCGACGCCTATTACAAGCAAATCCAGCAAAGCGTAGAGACCTTATTGTCTCTTCTTTCGTCGTCTCGTTAGACGCTTACGGGGTTTCCCTCCTCGTGTATAGAAAACCCTTCTCATGTTTCGTTGAAGGTTTTTCTTCAACATTTTACATTCCGTTCCTTGGGTGAGTTCGGCGACATCCTTAATGTTCTCTTTGGTGACCAAGACAATGACATGCAAGTTGGTGTTGTTCTCCAGCTTAACAGGAACATTGTCACATATATTTTTTTTACAATAATCACGTTCTGGATAGTCTCCAACAAGGGTCTGGTTGAAATCCAGCATCTTTTCTGAGAGGACCTCGCGATATTTAACCATTTTATAGTTAAAGGTCAACACTTTGTCTTCCTGCTTGGGTCTTTTTACATTCTGAATGACATAAATGGTTTCATTCGGACTAAACAATAAATCCAATAGACCCGTTCGAATACGTTTCTCAAATGCGGTATTCACCACTCCAAAAGACACCAGGTTTACGTGGGTCGCGCTCATATTGTCATAAATGAATTTGGTGAACTCGGTCAATAGCTTGGCATTGGTATTGATTTTCAAAAATTCACTAGACAGTCTCACTTTTTCATCATAGGTTTTCTTATGCTGTAAAAACGCAAGAACCGCTGCGCGATCAAAGACAAGGTCGTCGTAATATTTGATGGTTTTATCAATCGTGAGGTGGCTATCCAAGTCATTGAAGCGAAACCATTTGTATTTTTCATACTCGTTACCATACCGTTCGTATTCAATGGAACCTCTACTCGAAGGATATTCTTTGGTCTTGTAGATGATATAATCAAATCCAAACCCTAGCCAATTTTTGCGAATGGTCATGGTATATTTTTTTTGTTTGGTATCCTTCTTGTCCGGCTCGTCCTCTGCGTCTTTGACAAAGGTCGTAAAGATGTATTTGTCCACGAACCCAGGGATAAGGGTCAATTTCCCCCGAACGACCTTGCCTCGTTCGTCTCGATCGTCTTTCATTCTATAAATGTAATCGCCCGTTCGTATTTTATCATAAACGTCTTCTTTGTCCACGGAATGAACACGATACAAGATACTAAATGTTCTTTCGAGAGCACCAGCTGTTTCTGTGACACGAAATCGGAGGAGCCCCTCTTTGTAAAGACGAATGAATTCCCCCTCCACGAATTCATTAAACGGTGAACCAGGTCGTTGCTTGGGCTTGTCAATCAACGAGTATTTTAAACGTGCACTCTCCTCGCCAATTTTTGACAAGGTAAATAGGTTTTTATTCAGAAGTTTGGTCACGCGTGTCTGATTTTCTACCGTCTGTCTACGCGTGTAATAATCGACAAATAACGGGGATTCGGTAGACTTGTCTAGGTCATCCCTCTTGATATCTGTATAAAAGACGATATTGGTAATAGAACGGTCGTATTTATAGCGTGTGGTTGCATATTGGGTTTGATTGATAGTAATAAACCGTTTGATGCGGTTGATTTTCTCCAACACGTCGTCGTCGTTTTCCGTAATATTGATAAAGGCAATCGCATATGTATTTTCAGCGGGGTTGACCTCATCAATCGTAGGTTCACCATTGCTTCCAAACTTGAAGAATTCAAGCTCGCGTTTTACCGAGAAAATCCACTTGTAGTATTTCTTGACCTTTTCATCCATGAAATTATAATTATCGATGGGCGTAGGTTTAAAAATAGGGAAAATCAACAACGTATTGGAACGTTCCTTTAAAAACAACTTGGGGGAGTATCGGTAATACGTCGAGAAGAATTCATTCATTTTTGTCTCGGCCATGGTAGCATTGGTGGTCTGTTGCTCTCCTAACAAATACTTATCCTTTTGAGTATCGAAACAGGACTTTTTGGGTTGTTTCTCGCCCAAGCAGAACAATTTGTCATTCGTATTTTTGGCGTCGAGTTCTATGCTTTCATAATAATAAGGTGTTTCTATCCCCTGTACGGTAATCATATTACTATATACACGGATTAAATAAAATTCTCTTTATAAAGGATTTCGGTGTAGTCTTCATCCGCTGACTCATTCTTTTGCGTCTCCTTTTTTTCTTTTCTCGCCTTCTTCAAGGTGTCGATAGCGTCATTCACCTCTTTTTGGGTCACAAAATTACCCCCCGCTTCCTTTTGCAGTTCTTTGTATTTCTCAGGAATAATACAAAATTTGCTATTTTCATTAAACAGGTAATCCACCAAAAGAATAAACACGGCGGTCAATACGAGTGAAATCGTAATGTCTCGGGTGCCTACCCAAAGAATGGAAAAAATGATAATTTGACGACCCAGTGTGTAACGAAAGTAGGCTTCTTGGGTCTTGCTCAGTTCAATCGTAATATATTTCGAGCCAATGTTCATGACCAACATGATCACTCCCGCAAAATACTTATTGTCATTTAATACATTTAAAAATTCAAAGGGGGATGATGTCTTGGAGGTCTTGGATGCCTTTTTTGTTTTAGACATTAATATAGAGGAAGCATAAAAAAAATATATGTTTCTAATAAAGTAATGTCACTCGCATTTTATGCTTCACCGATTGACCATGACCAAGTATTAGAAGACAAAATGAACAAGGAGAAAATGAAAATAGACCGGTCTCTGTTGCAAACAATGCAATCGAGTCCTTCGTATGCTTTGGACAAACCTGGATTGTCTAATCCCTATGACCATGTACGTGTCTCGGATATTCACAAGAACATACAGGAGGAGAACGAGAAGGAGCTCTCTTCTTTTTATAGCAGTGAACTACCCAATGTGGAAAAATACATTCCCATTCCGAGTGACCAGTATTTATTGATGGAGGACCAGCACAAAGTCCCTCCCAAACGTCCGGATTACCTGGTTCAAAAGATTGACCGGCGCATTCAAATGTTCGAGGAGCATCGTGAAATCAAAACAGGACAAAAAAATGAGGAAAATGTGTTGTACTGTTTTCT